CCAAGGCCAAGGCCAAGGCTGCTCCGGCAAAGCCGGTCGCTCCGCCGGTCGCTCCCCCGAAGGTCTATGTCCAGCGGGTCGAAATCTACCGGGGTCGGGCCCGGATCAAGGCTGTGACTCGTGACCAGCTCGACAACGTCATCGCTCAGCTTCAGGCCTTGAAGTCTCACCCGTCCCTGCTGACCTACGCTGAGTGCCAGGTGGCCTTCCCGTGGGACAAGGAGGCCAACCGCCCCGCCTGACCCCTTCGGGGTCAGCAGTCATCGCAGTCCAAAACCCCCCAGTCATCGGAGAAATCCGGTGGCTGGGGGGTTTTTTTGTTGCCCTACCAAACCCTTCGGAGAAGCAGTTCATGGCCATTTCCAATGCTCCCCGGCTCGATTCCTACAGGCTGGAGACATGGAACGGTGAGAGGTGGCAGCTCATCGACAGGATTCCCGCCAAGAGCCGACGGCAGGCCGTTCGGCAGAACAAGATCGACATGGGCCGGTCGGTCTGGAGGATCGTCAAGGCCTGACGACGACGACGCAGTCTGTTCGAGAGAGACCCCGGAGTTGGTGGGAAACCACTGACTCCGGGGTTTTTTTGTTGCCCTATCCAACCACCCCTTCGGAGTCAGTCTCATGATTTCACCGCGTGTCGATGCCTTGCAGAGCCTTCGGGAGTATGCACAGGACAGGTTTCCGGGACGGTTCTCGATCGAGACTCAGGTCATCAGGCAGGGCAGGTTCTGTGTGTCCATCTGGGTCTTCGGAGAGGCCGGGGAAGAGGACATGGTCAGGCATTCCGCCATCTGCCAGTCCATCTTGGAGGCCGCGGTCTCCCTCCGGGAGGAGCTTTGCGAAGTCTGGGCCAACGTGTGATCGATCGATCCCCCGTGTGCCCGCTGCCCCTTCGGGGTGGGCCACGGGGTTTTGGCGGCGACGACGGTGGTTCCGCTTCCCTCTCAGCAAGGACATTCCATGCCTGATCCAGCACAGATTCGAGTCGAAGAGCTTCTCGAAGTGGCTTCGGAGGAGGGACTGCTCACCGAAGTGGTGGTGGCTGCCCTCCGGGAGATGAAGGCTCACCCAGACATCTCAGTCGAGGAGGCCATGGAGAATGGCCTGTACAGATGGGTTCATGGATGATCAAGGTTAGTAGGTCTTAGCTGTTTCCCTATCCCTTTCCACAGGAGAGTTTCATGTCTGTCACTCGTGGTCGTTCGATCAGTCGCATCTTCACCAGCACCTTCACCCTCAAGGTCAAGCACAACAGGACTGATGCTTGGCAGTCCATCGACAGTGTCCTCGCAATCTCCGCGGTGGAGGCGCTGAAGGGGTTCCGCTCCCGACGGGCCAAAGGTCTGGATTCCTTGGAGCGGAGCTTCTACCGATGGAAGGTCGTGGCTGGCAAGTAATTCGATCGATCGCACGCTCACGCTGCCCCTTCGGGGAGGGCCACGGGGTTTTTCCAGTGGCGACGGTTCGGTTTCACTTCGTTTCACAGGAGAGTTTCATGTCTTCATCGATGGTCAAGCAGCTTCGGCTAGCTTCTCGTGTCCTCGGCAGTCGCTCAGTCCTCAATACCCTCCAGTCCATTCGTCAGTCGGACCTGTTGGGTGGTGATGTCCATGCTGCCAACGAAATCGCTGACGTTCAAAGGGCGATCCGCCGTGTCCTCAAGGTCACCCGTCAGCTCGACAAGCTGATGGCTGTCCACAACGTCAAGCCTGGAAAGGAGGTGGCCTGATGGATGGCAACGAAGTTGTCGGTGTCGCTCTCATCAAGAGCATCTGCCCCCGCTGCTGTTCAACGACTGACGATGCCATTGTCATGAACACCCGGCTGACGAAGAAGAATGCCGATGAGGTCAAAAGCCTTCACGGCAAGGTGACTTCGGCTCAGTGGTGCAAGGATTGCAAGGCTGTCGTTGATGGTGGCGGCATCTGGCTTGTCGAAGTTGACCCCGACCAGTCTGAACTGGACGACGATGGCACGATCAAGAACGAGAATGCCTACCGGACAGGCAGGGCTTGGGCAATCCGAAGGGAGGCTGCCGAGAGAATCTTCACAGTCCCTCCGGCCCCGATGATGTTCATAGATCAGAGGGCTGCCACGCAGATCGGACTTCCCGAGCCGACTGAATCCTGACCTCACTGACTACCGCTTCTTCGCAACCCCCGGTTCATCGTCATTACTGACGGTGGGCCGGGGGTTTTTTGTTGTCTGGTCTCACCCTAACCATTGGAGTTCTCATGCCCACCACGATGCTGAAGCCGACGAAGACAGTCAGCCATGTCGAGATGATCGAAGTCCGCAAGGCCGATGCCGCTGCCCGGCTGGAGTACCACCAGGATCGGCAGCTTCAGGCTCAGAACCTGCGGAAAGAGTTCGGATATCTGGGTGACGACGAGACAGTCTTCGCCATGCACTGGCTGGCTGTTGCCTTCACCGCTGTCCCAAGTCTGGCTAAGTGGGCTGCCACCAAGACCGTCGATGGTCGGAAGCCAAGTCCGGTGCAGCTTCAGAAGCTGGCCTTCAAGTGGTTGCTCCAGCCAGTCTCTGCTGCTTCGAGGGGGAAGGTCTTCGGTGCCCTCACCGGAGCAGCATGAGTGAGCGAGGCCGCCCTGCTTGGTGGTCTTGCATTCTTGATCTTGTACTCCCTCGGTCCACTGGTCTTTGGAGTGGCAGTCGGAGTGATTCTCGTTGCCTGTTTCCTAGCTCTAGTCCTCTACATCACTGGTCAGTTTTTCGTGTTGATTGGTTTCCTAGTTCAGTCCCTTCACCCATAGAGAACACCATGCCCAAGAACGAAACCGTCGATGAGTTTTCCGCCCTCATGGCAGACATCTGCAAGGACAACCCCGAGATTGTGGAGGCTGTCAAGCTGGCTGTCGAAGCTCCGGTGGCTGTCGCCACGCCGAAGCCTGCTGCCGACAAGGCCGATGCCAAGAAGCAGCGTGACCCCGTGGCCAAGACCATGATCGATTTCCCCGGATGTCCCTTCGAGTCCTCGGTGGCTGACGACAAGGGCTACCTGAACATGGGGTTCACCAAGTACAGCCGAGCCTTCCTCTACGAGGACAAGCTGGAGCAGGTGATTCGATTCTTCCAGCAGCATGGCGATGCCTATCTCGCCGTGGCCAAGGCCTCTGGACTGCGTAACCCCGGCAAGTGACCACTGCCACTGGGGTAGAGGAATGGATGCCTCTATCCCAGTGGTTTTCTTTTCCTTCCTTCAACCAATGAGGTGACTCGTGGACTGGCTTGAAGACATCGTGGATTTCATGAACACACATGCCTTTGATGAGGACGAGTGAAGTATGAAGCGACGACTCATGGATGAGCTGGTTGCAAGGCGGCGGGCCAAGCTGTGGTCTGCCATGAATCCCGGTACCCCGAGAGAGATGGGCCGGTTCAGGAAAAACAGCATTGGTTGTCTGGTCACCCAGTGTTCGCTCTGCAAGGGGCATAAGTATCCGAAGCGTATTCCTTCCAAGAAAGAGGTGTTCGATGAATGCGGCAACTGTGGGATTCGACGGGTCGGGGCTGGACGGTGCGTTTGCATGGTGGGAGCCGGGTCAGATGAGGGTCTCCGCGCTGCGTGATGCCCTCGACAAGGCCAATCTTTCCAACCTCCTGCCGAAGGCAAGCACCGTGCCGTCTGCCCTCAAGGAGACTCTCAGTGGCTTCGTGACTGCCGCAAACCTGAAGGTTCGTGGTTTGCCTATTGTCATCAACCCGCTCGCCAACGAGGTCAAAGGCTGCGAAGCGGTGCAGCGAAAGCCCGGTCAGCAGGTCAATGAGTTTGCCCACATCATGTCGATCGTGCTGGACGAGACCACCGACAAGGTGCATATCGCCAGCCACAACCCGACGTTCTTCAGCATGCCCAACCAACGGGCTGTCGAGGACAAGATGACCGATGTCTACCGGAACCAGCTCGACTGGTACCCCACTCCGATGGTGTCTTCCTGCTTGGCACGAGCCATCGAGCACCTCGGAGGCCTTCTCTGCCGCAAGACTGGAGGCGTCTACTACATCCCCGAGACTGCGATCGATCGGTTCGAGACTCTTGCGGATTACATGGACTCCGCCGAGGGGGACATGTCGATCACGATCACCAAGTTTCCCCTCATCCCCGGAGAGAGGAGCTACCGGCTGGTCGCTCAGTCTCTGGAACGTGAGGTCAACGAGGCTGTTGCCGCTGTGGAGGAAGCTCTTCGGAGCATCGGCAAGCAGCGTGCCAATGGCAAGGTTTCGAGAACGGAGATGCTTGTTGCCTTGCTTGCCAAGGTTCAGAGCTACGGGGCAATCCTTGGCCTGCCGATGACTCATGTCCTCGAAGCAATTGCTAAGTGCCAAGAGGCTGTCGATGCCCACGCTGCGATCGAAGACCTGACACTCTGATCGATCGATCGCACACACCCGCTGCCCCTTCGGGGAGGGCCACGGGGTTTTGTCGCTGCCCTTCACCACCACCACCACGGAGATGATCAATGACCACACCAGTGTTGACCGAGCAGATGCGGCGAAAGAACTGGGCGATGGCGTGTGCCAACGTCGCTGCTTGGATCGTGGCCTTGGCCCGACGGAATGCCATGCTGTGGGGCTCACCGGGCAAGAGCAAGACTGCCAGCATGCAGGCCTTTGCCAGGGCTCAGGGCATGGAGTTCCTGCTGCTCATCGGCAGCAACATGGCACCGGAGGATGTCGGCGGAATCCCCCATGTCTTGACCGCTGAGCAGTTCTTCCGTGCCATGCCACCCTTCTGGGCAGAGCGACTGACCAGACCTGGCGTGGTGGTGGGATGCGACGAGTTTACCTGCACCCCGCCGTCGGTTCGGGCTCCGCTCCAGACCATGTTCTCCGATCGCAAGATCGGGCAGATGGATATTCACCCGGACAATATCCTGCTTGCCGCTGCCAATCCTCCGAAGTGGGCACCGAATGCAAGCCCGATGGAGAAGGCAATGGCAAACAGGTTTGTTCACTTCGACTTCATCCACAACTACGAGGCATGGAAGAAGGGCATGTCTTCGGAGCGTGATGAGTGGGGCAAGGTATGGATTCCTACCATGCCTGGTGACTGGCGTCGGTTCGTCCCCAAGTGGGGTGACCTCATCAACTCCTACCTCGACAAGAACTCCAATGACCGGGACCAGCCGCCCCCGGAGAGTGACGACGAGAATGCCTACCCCACTCCTCGTAGCTGGCATGTCCTTCGGGACTGCCTCGCTGCGGCGGAAGCTGTCGGTGCCCCCGGCATGGTGGAGTCTGCCCTCTGCCACGGTGCGATCGGCAAGGTGGTCGGCGCCAACTTCCTCAGGTTCAAGGCGACCCTCGACCTGATGGACCCCGAGGAAGTGCTGTCCGGCAAGAAGCAGTTCAGGTTCGACTCGCTTCGGCCTGACTTGGCTTCGGCCATGCTGGTCAGTCTGGTCTCGGCACTGAAGTCCAACTTCACGACCGACCGACTGGACGTTGCCTCCGAGGTGTTCTGCATCGACATCGGCAAGCATGCCGCTGACCTTGCCTTCACCCAGCTTCGGCATCTGGTCAACACCCGACCGGAAGGATCACCGATCCCGCCGAAGTCTCTGAAGATCATCTCGGAGTTCGGCAAGAACGTGCCGCCCGAGGTTCGCAACCGGGGCAAGTCGTGAGTACCGGCAAGCCCATGAATCTGGATCGGTCCCTGCTTGAGAGCTTGTACCTCAAGCAGGGACTGACGGTGAAGGTGATAGCTACTCGGCTTGGATGCGGACCGTCCGCAGTCAACCGAGCAATCCTGAAGTTCGGCCTGACCAAAACCCCTAAGGACAAGACCATGCCACTGTTCATGCAAGAGATCGAGATCGTCAAGACCACGACCATGACCATCGTGTTCGAGGCAGCGGATGCCAAGGCTGCCGCCCTCATCGTGGAAGCCCTGGAAGACAGTGCAGACGAAGGCTTGTACGAAGAGATCGCTGACGAGGGATCGTCCGATGGGCATTCGACGCACGAGAACTTCAGCATGCACGTCCTCTCCTTCCCGGAAGCAGAGACTCGTGGTGCTGCCCCCAAGCCCTGCCCCAAGGGGATTGCGAAGACCTATTCGATGAGCGATTTCGTGAACGACTGGGTGACCGACAACGAGGAGGAGTGATGCCAGCCACTGGCAAGAGGGAACTGGACGAGGACTACAAGCCGCTGGCCTTCGAGGAACTGGCAGCGGTGTTCCGGGTGGCCAAAGCCATGGAGGAGTACGTCGTCTGCTCCAAGAACCCGATGGTCGAGGACAAGAACGGGATGCTTGTGGACTTGGACACAGTCCATAAGGCACTGACGAGGATCAAGTTCATCACCCCAGAGGAACAGTCATGACCACCGCAACGATTGACCCCGACATTTCCAGGATGTCGATGCGTGAGAGGGTAGTCCACTACCGGCTCATGACATTCCAGTGGTTCCCATACCTCACGCCATATGTCTACAGCTTGGTGCTGGTCGAGCGTCCCGGCATCGGGACCATGGCCGTCGATCGGCATGGCCGCATGTATTACGATCCTGCCTTCGTTGTCACTCTGACCTTGGAGCAAGGTGGCTACGTCGTGATGCACGAGACTTGGCATCTCGTGCTTCGCCACTGTCACCGATCGAAGGACATCATCGGTGAGAACCCGACAGCCCGTCAGCGTGGCAGGCTCAACACTGCCTATGACTGCGTGGTGTGGGAGTTGATGGAGCCGATTGCCCACCATGCTCCCGTCATCAAGGGCGGCAGCATCGTCACGTTCCCCCTGCTTCAGGCCAAGTACCCGAAGCTCAAGCGGAACATGCTGCCGTCGATGATCTACTCCATCATGCTGGAGCAGGACGAGGAAGAGGAGCGGCAGGCTGAGCAGAGGCGTGAGCAGGAACGCAAGGAGCGGGAGGAGCAGGCCAAGCAACAGCCTCAGCAGGACGAGGACGACGAGACTGACGACGAGGATGCCGAGGACGAGGAGCAGGACGAAGACCCGGAGTTTGACCTGTCCGATGACGAGGACGAGTATGACCCTGCCGATGACAGCGAAGACTTTGAGGACACCCCGTCCAGCTACGAAGAGGATGGCGACGGCAAGGATGGCGATGACGATGGAGATGCCGACGAGGACGAGGATGCCGAGGACTCCGAGGGTGGCGAGGGCGATGACGTTGGTCCGTTTCCCCAGCCCACCAAGCGTGAGAAGAAGGTCAAGCAGGAGGTCGATGCCGATGCGAGCGACGAGGGTGACAGTGATCAGGATGGCGACGACACCACCAAGGAAGGCGGCGACAGCAGCGGCGAGGCTGAAGGCGGGGAGGATGACAGGCCCCGAGACAAGTGGGAGGACATGACCCCAGTCGGTGATGGGTCTTGCTCGGACGGCCAGCCTCGTGACTACGAGGAAGAACCGAATGACAACTGGGACAGCTTCATCGAGGATGAACTGCTCGACCGGGTGGAGAAGGAGATCGAGAACTGCGATCGACAGCATGTCCATGGCATCGGCCGTGTGCCCGGCTGCCTGAAGGAGTCCATCTCCAGCAAGCTCCGGCCCCAGCCGAACCCTTGGGACAAGCTCCGTGCTGCCTGTGGACTGGCTGCCGCCAATCCCCGTGGCCGACCGGACTTCACCTTCCAGCGGCCCAACCGCAGGCAGGCTGCCATGCCAAGCGGTCTGATCCTCAAGGGGCAGCGGAAGTATTCACCGAAGGCAGTGGTGATCCTTGACTCGTCTGGTTCCATGACCACGCAGTGCAAGGTCAAGTGCCTGGCTGTGGTGGCACAGGGACTCAAGGCAGTGGGTGATTTCCGGGTGATCGTCGGTGACACGATGGTCAGGCTGGACGAGCGGTTCACTTCGATGCCTAGCAACTTCGAGTTCAAGGGTGGCGGCGGCACCTGCATGGTGACGCTCATCAAGTATGCCGAGGAGAAGTACCACCCGGACCTGATCGTGCTGGGTACTGACTGCGGAACGGGATGGCCGGACAAGCCGACCAAGGCTCAGCTTATCGTGGCTGCCACCCAAGATGGGTACGTTCCCTCTTGGGCAACGAGAGTTCTGATTCCTGACGAAGGGAAGGTGAAGTGATGGCCCATACACCGGGACCGTGGGTTACAGCAGACACGAAGTTTGCTAACGGCATCAGGACTGAGGTTGAGTCCGAAGGCGGCCTCGTCTGTTCCTGCATACGGACAGTGAATGCCCGCAAGGTTCGATCATGGGATGAGGTAGACGCCAATGCCAAGCTCATCGCAGCAGCACCGGACCTGCTGGCTGCACTGAAGCAGTGCCGTGAGGTGTTGTTGTACCTCTGCCACAACTGCCCGGCCTTTGAGGATGACGCCCCGGAGTTCAACAAGGGGGGCATCGGTTACGAGGCCTGCGGAAAAGCGATCGAGATCATCAACAAAGCAGAAGGGGTGTCTTAATGATCGATCCATTCGAGGGCTACCAGGAAAAGATCAAGGAGCTTGAGCATGAGAACCGCACACTCCTGCTTGGCTGTCAGCTCATGTCCAAGATGGTTGGCGTCAGGGATGACGACGAGAGCGACGAGGAGTTCGAGTTGCAGAAGCTGGAGACTGCTGGCGAACTGATCAACCATGTCTTGGACATCATCATCTGGCGGAAGATCGAGAGGCACCGAGAGAGCCATGAAGGAGACTGTTGATGCCAGCTACTCCGACTGAGCGACAGCGTGACATGCTGGAGTTCATTGCTCGCCACGTCTACGAGCATGGCTACCAGCCTTCCTACCGGGAGATATGCGATCACTTCGGATGGGCTCACCCCAGTGCGGTGTCCTGCCACATGATGGCATTGGCCCGAAAGGGCTTGGTCAAGATGAACAAAGACGTTCGGGCTGTGGAGTTCCGCTGGAAAGATTACCTATAGAACGGGGGATGGCATGACGACGGCAGACGCTGCGGTTAAGTCACCTGCGAGGACGGTGCTGACCTACAGCTTGTTGATGAAGCTGTCGCTGGACCTCAGGGAAAGAGATGCGACAGCATTCCTGAACCTGACGGCTGGCACTGGAACGGGGGCACTCGTTCGCGGACTGGTGGTCATGTGGAGTCTCAGGAGCAACATGTCCTACTTCAGGGTCTTCTACGAAAGGAAGAGCGGGCATAGCAAGGGAGCCAAGATCGAGATGGCATACATCTATGGCAACCCACGCCACGGCAAGATGTTCAGCTTCTACCAACTGAAGCTGATGCCCACTACTCCCATCGGCCTGATAGAGAAGCATCTTCCAGTCCACTTCCCGGCGGGGAAGATTCAGGCCCACACTCGCCGCCGGTTCACGCCTCTGTCAGTCACCAATGCAGATGGAGTTCTCTCTGGAATCACTGGCGACTGGTTCACAAAGAATGGAAGGTCAGCAAACCCGGGATTCCCCAGCGTCCCCGTCGCTATCAATGACACCACTGGACTGGCTATCACCAAAGACGAGTTCGATTCCAAGAACATAGGAAGCAGGAAGACGAATGGCTACTGCGATACGGGAGTGGTCCCCCACTCCAGCATCACCAAGTCCGAGTGGCTCCGGTCGGTGTCGTCCATACCGGGCATCGACCAACGGCTGGTGGTTGAGTGTGCGTTGCGATGCGTCAAGGCTGCCATGGAACTGACGGCAGAGTTCCCTGCCCTCCGTGCTGTCTACCTACCAGCATCGGCAACCTCTGAGGAGTGGACTGGCCACACGAATCAGCGGGAGTTCTTGATCAACGGAAAGCTCAGGAGTGCCGTTGCGATGAGGGTCGATGGCACTTCCCCAACGTGCCACTGGTTCATGCCCGAGATCATCCTGTACTGGGCCGAGCATTTCGACTCCAAGACCTTCGACACCGAATGGGCATTCCTCTCCATGGTCGTGCCACCTCACGGGAATCCCGAGCTTGATTCCTCTGGGCACGACAAGCCGTCGGTGCTGTCGCAACCCAGCAACGTAGGACTGCGGGCACACCAAACGCTCCGTGCCTTCAAGCCGGGGTGCGGGATGCACCAATCGGATTCCCTGCCTGCCTCGTTCGTCAGGCCCGACAGCAGGACGGCGAGGTCCGAGAGGGAGTTCGTGGCCAAGTGGGAGGAACACAGAGACCGGGCACTGGTCCACCTCTGGTCCGACGAGACGAGCCCGCTGATGCCCACTGGCTACTCGCTTGCGATGAAGCCCGGCGACCTGAAGGACCTGGTTTACGGAAAGTTTGTGATCGATTCCCTTCCCATGCTGTGAGGAACAAGCCATGATTCAAGCACTGGTGTTTTTGTATGCACTCACCTGGCTTTTCACCTATGAAAGCAGGTGGTCTTCGAGGACAATGTTCTGGTCCTTGTGGTGCAGTGACTTGGCTGTCCTGTTCCTGGGGGCAGGCACCCCGGTGCCACTCGGGATTCATTTCCTGATGGCGATCGTCGGCCTGCTCTCCCCTGTGTTCCTACTCCAATGCACCATTTCACCATTCAAGGACTGACATGCCAATACCTGATAGACAGCTCGGAGTCTATGGCTACATCGTTATCTACAAGCCAAAGCCTGATGCTGAGAGTTGGATAGCAGAGCAGGATGACGAGTACAGGCATCTGCCTGCCCACTACGCACTGATGGACGAGGCACTGGATCGAGTCGAGTTCCTACGCAAGAAGGGTGTCATGGCTCGGGTTGCCGCACTCGTGGCAGAGACCACTGACACCGCAGAAGAGTTCGAGGCAAACCGAAATGGCGAAGAAGACGACGGAGAAGAAGACGGTGGCTAAGACTGCGGCGACCAAGAAGCGAGTGCCGACGGCAGTCTTTGTCCCCGCCTACCTGAAGGCAGTGGCGTCGGGCATGACTCGGGAAGACCTGGCTGCTCAGTTGGGCATCGAACCCAGCTCGATCTACCAGCGTGTCTATGACATGTACCAGAAGGGTGCATGCCAGAAGACCTTCCCGCATCTCCCCACCACCGGGAAGCAGTCGTACCTCGACCGCATTCAAGCGGCAGTGGACGACTACAGGAAGGGGAGCGGGAAGCCTGACTCCCTGACGACGGCGGCTCATCCCGCGATCGTTGCCGCTGTCACGAAGCAAGTCGGCAAGAAGGGGAAGCCCCCTGCCGAGAAGCCTGTTGACCCCCCCGTGACCGTCGATCCCCCTGTTGGGGACGACGGAGACCTTGACCCTTCAGCGGCGCTCGATCGCCTGCTGAACGGCTGACCCGACACCGTGGGCTGGGCGTCACCTGTGGCGCCCGGCCCACCACCGGAGACCAATCATGATCGTTCTTTTCAAAGTGACATGGCATGACTCAGACCACGGCAACAGGCAGGAGTGGTTCACCACAATGAACAAGGCGTGCAAGCTGCGTGCAAAGCTGGAAGAGGCATCCGAGTTGACCGAGGTCCATATCCCGAAGACGAAGCTCGGCTTGTGCGATTGGCTCAACCAGAACTTCAACACGGACAACGGGTGACGCATGCCAATCATCAAACTCCATGAGTTCACGGCACGCGAGGAGGTGGCACTCACCGATCGATACGATGCAGCATTCGCTGCGGCTGGATGGAAACTTCTTTCTAGCTGTAGGGTCAGCAGGTCCATTCCGTTCTGCTCAAGACACTCAGTGCTGATGTTAAGGTACGAAGGACTTCTCAAGGGGGTGATCACTCTCTGTTTCATCGATATCCCTATGGCTCACTGTGCCTACGAAAAGAGATTCACCAATGCCTTGGAGAAGGACAACCTGAAGAACTTGGCTGCCGTCGGACTTACCGATGACGCGAACGCAAACGTCGCACTAAGGATGTGTCTATGAATGTTCTGGGCTGGTTTTTCACTACCATCGGTGCGGTGGTGACGACGCTGACGCTATTGGGATTGATGAGCATCTTGATTGGATGTGCGTGCGATGCCATCGCTATCAGGATTCGAGACAAGCGGCATCTCTTCCTCACCCAGTGGGAGAAGAATGCCATGGCCAGTGCTGTCGGAATCTGCCGTCAGGCAGCGGAGGACACACGCTCCAACGGCCCGGACTTCGACGGGGTGGAGCACGATCAGGTGGCGACGACGCTTGAAGCTATCCTCGCAAGGAGCAAGTGATGCCCAAAGTCTACGGATACACGAGAGCCAGCACGGGAAGCCAGTCGCTGACGTTTGACGTTCAGCAGGCTGCGATCAAGCGGTACTTCAAGGAGAAGCTGGAGCCGATTGGGTACGAATGGGGTGCCATGTTCGAGGACAAGGCAGTCTCTGGCGGCAAGCCATTCACCGACCGGCCCGAGGGGCGGAAGCTGTGGGTGGTGTGCCAGCCCAAGGATGCCGTGCTGTGGATGAAGATCGACCGGGCTTTCCGGTCAGTGAAGGACGGCGCCAACGTGCTGTCCCTGTTCCGTGAGCGGGGCGTATCGATCCACTCCATCGACATCGGGCTGGACACCAGCACTCCGATGGGTGAGTTCACCATGCACCTGCTCATCCTGCTGGCCCAACTGGAGCGGAGCTGGATCAGCAGCAGGACCAAGGAAGCGCTCGCTGCCCTGAAGGAAAGGGGGTACAAGAACCTGGGCAACAGCATCCCGGCTGGGTTCAAGCGGGTTGGCGGCACGAGGGACAGCGCCATCTACCCCGACATGAAGGAGAGAGAGATCATTGTCCTTGCCTATGAAGACTACATGGGAGGCGACAGTCTTGAGACCGTGTCCAACCGTCTCTTCTTCACTGGCAAGCGACGGCACAACGGCTCGGAGTTCAAGCCTGCGTGGCTGGCCTATGCCTTCCGCTGCTACCGGGCAGGGTGGCCGAAGGGACTGCGGTACTTCCAGTTCAAGGCCGAGGTCAAAGAAAAGCTGAAGACCAAGCGACTCTCCAAGCTCAAGCTCCGCGACCTCGTGCAAGAAGAGTTCAGGTCAGGGTGCGTCGTTGACCGCACGCCTCAGTTTCTCAAGGATAGCGAACAGCCTCTTCTCGGTGTTCCTGAAGTCGAGACCAAACCTCCTGCCGAGGGATCGGATGCTGGCCCCCTCAAAGACGTATGACTCGATCCACTCACGCTCTTCAGGGTCCATACTCTTCAGGCATGTCATCGCAACCTCACGCAGCTTGGTGTTGGGAGGGCACCGTCGCTGCGATTCTTCGACAGAGATTCGATAGACGCTTGTTGATCCCGTGCTAATTTCTTTTTGAATCTCACGCAGCATGGCGTTCTTGATGGCCACCGAGAAGTAGGCAGACGGCCCGCCCTTGCCTGGCTTGTAAGTTCTGGCTGCATTGCAGCACGCCAGATACGCGGCTGACTCCAGGTCGCACATCGATGCAGCACTGCGAAGGCAAGGCATGCTGTCGATGAAGAGCTTGACGTACCGAGGCACCCACTTCGCGGCGTCCTTGGCTAGCTGCTGCTGCTCTGGAGTGAGGCCAGCCATCAGGTTGACCTCCATCCATATCGGATTTGGAAGTCATGCCTGACTGAACGAGTGCAGTGCTTCTGGTGGCACGACTCGCATCTCCAATTGCCATCGATAATCCCGAAAGCGTTGGTGTAATACTCGCCAGGACAACCGCAGTCATAGCATGGCAGCGGCTGTCCAATTGGCTTGGCCACTCTCTTTGGCCTGCCCCGCTTTCTCTTCTCATTCATGGCATTACCCCACGAACGGACTGGCAGTAGGCCTGGATTTTTTCACGCGCGCGGGCGGGATCAACGTCGAGAGCTTCGCAGCAATCCTCGAACGTGACTAGCCCAACTCCACCCTCCAGCCATCTCCTAGCTGCTTCTCTCTGATAGATCATCTCCTTGTCTATCTTCCTTCCGTTCTTGCTTTCCCATCTACTGCATCTGTCGGCAGAACGTACCACCGCTTGGAGCATTACCCCAACACACAGGTAATGCCATGCCCCAAGAACGGTTGCGTCTTCTATGGTTCGCGTCAAGCCTCAAGCTCCGCGATCATGAGTAGTCGGCAGATGGCGTTGGCAATGTGGTCTTCGCTGGTGTCGCCCCGCTGGTAGTCGAAGACGTGCTTGATGGCGTGGTTGATGCACACCTCGATCGGGATTCCCTCTCTCCAGTTGTTCTCGCCATGAACCACGGCACCGCGGCCCATGGCGATAGCGGCACGGCGAAGGCCTTTGACGGGCAGGAGATCGTACCTCTCTGGGACTGCGGTGGCTGTGGCACCAGACGGAAACTGCTGGAGGACGCTGACCGCGGAGATGGCGCTCTCGCTGAAGGCCTTCCTCAGGCTGTCCTTGAGCTGGTCGCATCTGAACTGGCCGATGAGGACGGCGGCTCGATCGTCGGATCGGACGGCTCTGGGGGCATCGGCTGGGAAAGGACGGCGAGGAACCTCGGCATATCCGCTAGCCGGAAAGTCACCAGCCATTCCGTTCTGCTCCTGCGATGGAACACCACCGGCAACTTGCCCTTGCACTGAGAGACTGCCTTCTTCATGGCAGCCACCACGTTCAATGCCTCCACCCACTTGCATTCGGCAAACAGGTCCGGGAGATGAGCAACCCGTACATCCTCGTCCCCCGCATTGCCGCACCTCTGCTGAGTTCTCTCGACTTCCTTCCATCCCATCACCTCTTTCATCTTGTCCCTAAGGTCTCGTTCACCCCTCGCGCCTTTTTCTCTTTCATACTTTCCCATGATCAACCCTTCTGCGTTGTGCAATTAGCCAGCCACCACTGACCGGAGGTACCCTTCGCTGCCATGCCTATCAGTTCTCTCGTTGAAGATAGCGTTTTGGTATTCCAGTGAAGGGACATGAGCCAGCCGCTCAATGATGCAGAGCAAGTCTCTCATGAGAAGAGCTTCGGTGCTGTGAGGGTGGCTGGTCATCACGAATTGCTTGGCCTGGAGAACAGCACGCTTCTCGTCAATGGTCCTGTTCGTCGCCGCTCTTTTGCTATCTGCTGGCATTTGCCACCCTTTCGTCACGGGCCCACTGCGGCAGAGGCTTCGGGTCTTCCTTCAGCCCCACCCTGTGCAAGAGCTTGGCAAGAAACTCAAGGTCAAGCTCTCCGTCTTCTTCCAGCTTTGCCTGAAGGACATGGCCAAGGCTCAGGTTTCGTTGGCCCCCGATGTGGTACCCGTCATGGCACTCGTTGCAGACGCAGATTAAGTTGCGATGGTCGTGGTAGTCCAGACCACGGCGCCCGACGATGTGATGCAGGTGGAGCGCTCGACCGAACCGCCCTTTGCGCCACCAGCACACTGCACACCGGCAGCAAAGGTCTGCGTAGACCGCGAGCTGCCGGTTTGTCCTGTCTCGCTTCTTGCTCACCATCAAAAGATTTCTCCGCCCGAACTGTCGGGCTTCCACTGAAGCCATCCGCCGTTGTCGAGCCGGTTGCCTTCCTTGTCTCGACGCCTCGGGTAAAGAACCCCAGTGTCTGTTTGCTTGCTGATCGTCAGCGTAGCATTGCACTCCCGGCACTTGATCTCGTGGAAGGTGTACTTGCCGTTCTTGCGGGTGATGAAGGCTGTGTCGTCCAGCCCGCAAGCTCCGCACGTCGTGCTTCCGAAAGCCTCGCCAGCATGCGAGAGTTCCTCGAAGGCTTCCTCGATGGTCTTACCTTCGACCGTGACTTCGATCTTTCCGATCTTGTGCGTGACTCGTATCATGTTCCATTGTCTCCGTTGTGTGTCATAGCTTCACTCTTAGAAACTACCCTAGACCCCATCCCTGCTGAAGGAGGAGGCGGCTCCTACTTCAGGGTACCATTACCAGGACCGACCCCCTGCCTTATTGAGGGGTTCCTTCAGCGTGTGACCGGGGCGTTGGGGTTTGAATCTCAGCCACATCTACCAGTGGCCCGTTGCCCGGATTTCGTGCTGGGGTCGGGAGACTTGCGAGGACTAGCCTCTCCTGCATGGGCAGGCGTTGTTTAGGCTCGGGAGGTTTTGATTTCTAAAGCGGTGGTCCGTCCGAGGAATCCATGACACCGCGTCTCCAGCATAAGGGGCCTGTCAATATGGTGGCAGTAGATTCTCCATCTTACGCAGATTAACCTGGGGAACGAACCAGGAAGGTCGCCTGCTGCCCGGGTCCCACTTCCACCTCTCCTGCTTCGCCTCAAGCCCGGAGAGCCATCCACGCAGGATGACCCTCCCGTCCAGCCCAACGCACGCCAGAACGAAACGTCGCTCGTCTGCGTCGTTGTTTCGGACGATGAGACTCCCGTCCTTCAGGGCTGTGGCCCGGACCTCGAACTCCCCGCAGTCCGGGATCGAGTGGAAGGTGTTGACCGAGTCCCCGCCGTAGACCCCGATCCACTTGGCGAAAGCCCGCTCACCGATGGCGCCAACCAGCTCCTCGTCTATGCGAGTTCGGATGGGCCGATCGTAGGTGGTGCGGTGGTTGAGCCCCTGCGCCTCTGATGCGGTGATCCGCTGGATGGCAGTGAAGAGGCAGGCCATGACCTCTTGGGTAGAGATGGACACGACAGTCGCCTGGCTTTCGGCAGAGATCAACCGTCCACCCCCTTCGCCTTGACCCCGGAGACGGCGAGAGCTGCTAGCCACTGCTCGTCTCGTGTCTTTGTCGCCTCGTTCCACCCCGTCCAAAAGGCGCTGCCAGTGTTGTAGATGCGATGCGGCACTTCCACTTCCGGCGCCTTGCTGCTGGCGAGGATGTTCTCAAGTTCCTGAGCAACGCTGTAGGACCAATTTGCCTTGGCAAGATTCGCGGCGTGCTGAATCGAGCCCCGCTCCTCCGCCGTCAACCAGCCGCTCGTGGGCTGCGGGGCTGCCGCGAAGGCCTGAGCAATCGCCTCCTCCAAAGTCGGCAGCGGGCCAGTCCGCTTGTCTTCTGCCGCGCGGACGACGATATCGCGGGCCGAATCGCTGCACCACGGGTGGCAGTTGCAGTCCTCGTATTGGTAGCCGTTCATCGCTCGTCCTCCTTCACGTTTGCTCCAGAAATCCGCCAGAGAAGGTCGAGGTCATCCCGCTTGGTGCGGCCGACCTGCTCCGGGTAGAGCTTGAGCCGGTCGAGGACCAAGGCGATCCCGGAAACGGCATCCCGCTCCTCGGGCGTAAGCCGCTCCTTCACAAGCTCTTCTAGCCGCTCTGCAACTTCGAGCAGGCAAGCGTTGGTACAGGCGTCCTCGCTCTGGATGTCCCTGGCGAGGATTCGCACGGCGGAAATCAGAGTCTCGTCAGATGTTCGTCGTTCATTCACGTCATCGCTCCTCGTTGGTGTGAACTTCCGCGTCCCTCATGGCATACCTCCGGCCCTCTTCGAGCTGGCGTGCCGTTTCTTCTGCGCTCGGGAGGGATATCGATGAAGCTGCGAACAGCCTCTGCTTGCGCTCGGATGGGGTCTCGTGCCTGTGATTGTCGTTCTGGCTGGCTTGGATGTTGAACCTAGCTTTGTTCCTACGAGAGTCCAGTTCTTCAACGAAGACCTTCCTCCACATGGGCGTAAGGTTGGCGCTCCGTAAGGCCCACTCGATCCACCCCTTGTCCACCACCTTCATGGGCTGTCCCTTCCACTTCTTCCCGAAGGGGCACCTCCACTCACGGCGGCGGGCATCCTGTCGATCCGGTTCAGCGAAGGCATCCCGATCCTCGGAGTCCCACTCCACTCCGACGACAATGCCCTTCCGTCGCTTTCTCTCGGCCTCTCGGTTGAGCTTCTGCTCCTGCCGCTCCTGCTCCATCTCTGCCGCGACAGCCGCATCCAGCTCCTCCAGCGAAGCCTCCTTCTCCTCCATGGCCTCGACCACCTTGGCTCGGGCCTTCCCTGTCTGCTCGGACAGAACGTCCAATGCGCTGCACAGCTTGTGGCACCGGCTCGAATCCGTGATGTCGTGGATCACGAAGCTGGGCTTTGCACTGGCAGCGATCGCCGCCCGCCTCTCCTCAGGCGGAGCCAGATCGAGACCATCGAGAACCCCCTCCAGGGACCTCGTGGCTCGGCCGATCATCTGAGTGTATTTGTTGAGGGCCTTTGTTGGTTTAGCTAGAAAGATTTCACTGAGAGGTGGGAAGTCCCAGCCTGTGGTTAAGATGCCAACATTGATTATGAGCTCCCTATCACCTACCATGAACTCCTTGAGCTCGCTAGCGTAGACTTCATCGGACTGTTTGCTATGCACCAAACTACAGGTCATCCCATGACGATCAACCATGATGTCTCTGAGAAGAATCGCCTGCTTGATCGAGTGGGCGAACACGATCCCCTTCGCCCCCGCCCGGTGGTTTCGGGTGATGAGCGCCGCGAGGTCTTGCAAGGCTTCTTCGGACCGCAGGATTTTATCCAGTTCCTCGGCCTGGAAGTCAGCCCCTGCCTTCTTGGCCAACCCGTCGAGGTTGATTGACTTGACGTAGTGGACCTTGACGCGAGGGGGCACTAGCCACCCGTCATCGATCGCCTTCCGCAGGGGCAAGCAGTAGGCCACCTCTTCGTAGAACCCGCAGAGAGCTTGCTTGTCCCCGCGGTAGGCCGTTGCCGTGACACCAAGGACCCGGGCCCCACCCTCCACCAGGGCATTGAGCATGTCCCTGGCGGAGGTGGTGAATCCCCAGTGAGCCTCGTCCACCACGACGAGATCAACCTTGCCGACGAACCGCTTGTAGCGGTCGTTGCGAATCAGGCTGTGCCACGAGGCGACAACGAACTCCGACTCCGGCACTGCCCACAGGTCGGCTTGCTCCACATCAGGCGAGCAGTTCCTTAGGCTTCTGATTGACTTCACGGTCTGGCCAATCAGACTCAGCATCGGGACGATGATGAGGCTCCGTGCTCCGTCCTTTGGCAGTAGCGTGAAGGTCCTCGTCTTTCCCGTCCCGGTTGGGAGCTCGATCAAGATTCGCTTCTTACCTGTCCGGTATGAGTTGCGAATCGCCGTGTGAGACTCTCGCTGGTAAGGCCTAAGTCGGTGGTCAAACAGTGGCAAGGCTTCGGACTTGTTGACATCCGGCGACGCCATCACGCACCTCCTTCCGGCAAGGGCAACTGTCCTTCCAGGCATTGAGTCAGGGAGAACTCCGGGCAGCCGCACGCAGGGCACATTCCTGTCCCTCCTCGCACCAAGCCGCACCTGTTGCAGCTACGGTTGGTCATCGCCTCAGGATTCGAGACAGGGCTTTCCCCGCGTCCTCGTACTTGCTCGACCTCCTCCCCACCCACCGGCTCCCCGTCTCCTCCGGCGACCACGAGTCCTTCGTAAGGTCCCTGAGCCTTTCGATTTCTTCGGGGCCTGGAACGCTTTCCTCGTCCTTTGCCTTTGACCTCACCACCCCCTCCACTTGAAGCAGGCTGCGGATGAGGCTCCTCGGCCACCGGCTCCACCTCTGTTGGACCTTGAGCATGCTCATGCCCGACTGGTAGTCCTTGATAATCGCCCGCTTGATCGGCTCCGGGATCATTGCTTGATAGATCGGTTGGATCATCGGGTACATCTCCAAAGAACTCGAACGCCTTAGCCTCCAGTGCTGATCTTGCCAGCCTCAACTCCACGAACAGAACGGGCAGCCACTTCCCGACGAGAAGGGGGACTTCGTTCCTGTGTGCCCCAAACAGAATCTTCTCAAGGCTGTTGATCTCCTGATCACTCAGCATCGGGCACCTCCCTCTGAAGCGTGCGAACCACCTCTGCGTCGAGGACGTACTTCGCAGTCAGGGTCATCGCCTGACTGGAGGGAACGCTTCCCATGTCCACAAGGCTCTTGAGGTGAGCCACCACCTTCGTCGTCTGCTCAGGGCTGCCCTTGTGCTTGACGAACGCCGCTTCGGCACGCTTGAGCAGGTCGATCGCCGCCGCCGATGGCGGCTGTGACTTCGACTTCTTCTGCTGCTTCACGGGGGCAGGCAGGGAGACAGGTGGCGTAACCTCTGGCGTAACCTCTCCGCCCTCCGCAGCACCCTCGGGAGAAGCTGCGATGTCCACTGCCACCCGGGGCGCGGTGATCTTCTCGCTCACCATCTCCGTGACGGTTGGCTTTGCCGCTTCGGCCTGGGCCGCGACGTTCAGCTCTTCCTCAGATTCTTCGTCAGTGTCCATCCATCCGCCGCACAATCCCTGCATGAGGATTTTTTTGGCGTAAGTGATGTTGATCTCCAGTAGCTGGATACCGGGGCGAGCATTCTCGTACCCCATGAGCAGTGGGCATGCTGAGCTGATCCACTCCCCGCTGGCGTGGTGCAGGGTGCCAACCCCAATCCACTGCCCAGTCTTCTCGTCACGCCCCATCTGAAACGTGGGCATCGTGAACCCGTTGGCCAGCAACCCAGGGAGCGTGGCATCCACGATGTCCCTGAGCGTTGCGTAGCGGAAGTTCTCCACCTTGTTGTGCCCCGACCGCTTGATCGGGAGGTACATGGCCTGAGCCTTGTTCAACGCCGCGTAAAGCTCTCCGAGATCGTTGGAGCTACTCACGCCTGTCAGTGCCGAGTCGAGTTTCATATTCGTTTTCCTTAGTCCAGTGGGGCATAAACAATTCAGTGAGCTGGTCATCCTCCGGGGTAGACCAGTCGTCCAGTGCCAGCCGGGAATGAAGATCGCGGCAGGTCTCGATAACATGACGCTCGCTCATGGCGAGGTACTCTTCGGGCAGCACGACTGCATGGCACTCGTAGGGAGCCACGGTCGATGAGACCACGAACACAAACTGCTTCGCATCGAAGCCAGCAGCGCGTGCCAACTTCGTGTACATGGCAGCCTGGAATCCGTAGCCGTAATCATGCACCGCTTTGTGGAACATCTTGAGCGGCTGCTGATCTCTCGTCGTCTTCAAGTCCCAGACGTAGCTCTCAGTTGCTGCGTCAGGACGACACCGGACGTTCAGTCCAGAGTCCGGGCACTTCCACCTGATGGAGAACTCGCGGTGCTCCGTGCTCGCCGTGAGCATGCGGAAGATGGCATTTGACCCGATCATGCTCAGTTGGGCCCGGTAGGCGTCGGCCTCTTTGGGCTTGAGCAGGATCGCGTCTGGAGACTGGGATGCCACCCAGTCCTCACCCTTCTTCAACACTGCACCGTTCGCTCCGACAAACTCGGCAGGGATGACGGCAACCCTGCTCCACCACGCCTCGTCACCGATCTCTGCCCACAGATGAATCAGTGACCCCTTCGTCATCGCATCCGACTCAGTCGGAGGAATCGTCTTCGTGAGGTATCGCTCTCGAAACCAGAGCGGCCCCTTCGTCCTCAGACCCCAGAGCTGGGTCTTCGACCACCAGTCCGCATCGGAGTGGTAGGCCTCGTTCGTCTCGTCAAAGCGGAGAGTAGCTTGTGTACATACCGGCGGGCTACCCTCCCCATTACGGGAGGTGTGCATGTTGGATACCTGGGTGTTACTTTCGGCCGGGTTGCCTCCGTGGCACCAGCCGACTTCCGACGAGACAGGTTATAGACCTGACCGCAAAAGTCAAGACCACCGCAGCTACTCGAAGTAACTCGTTGGCTGCGTGTTCCTTGCGCGTCTTCGCCTCGTCGGGACAATGCCGTGCTGGAGGTCCCTTTCTGCTTTCAGCTCCCGTGAAAGCTGACGGTCCAGAGACATGAGGTCCACCAGCTCAGGGTCTGCAAATGGGATCGCTTCTTGCGGAATGAAGGGTTGCGTGAAGGAGCGGACGAGGGGGTCGTCTTCGAGGAGCTCGGCAATTTTCTTGCGAGCATCTCTCCTTCTCGTTTGGTCATCCACGTTCTGGAACTTCACGCCGCTGAACATGTTGACGCCGGTCTGGAATGCACGGTCCCGAATGTCCGGGACCTTCTCTTCATCGATCATGCGGTTCATGATCTGAAGCACGCGGGGGGCGAAAGGGCTGGCATCGAGGATCGGCTTGGCGGCTCGAATGGCCTGACCATAGGCGCTGTCCGGGTGGATGCCGAGAAGCTCCTCAGCGATCTGCCCGGCTGCCGTGTCCATGTCCTTGATCGGGCGCTTGGTGAAGGTGTCGATGCCGGTGCCCATCTCCCACGTTGCCTTGATGAGAGGGTTGGCGTTCTTGCCAATGATGTCTTCTGCGCTCTTGAACAAAGAGCCTGAAGCATCGAGCGATCCATTGGCGTCGAAGACAGGCTGGAACATATTGATTTGATCTATGCCCGGGATGTCCACGTCCGTGATCCAGGGCTGGACACCCTCTTTGGCGCCACCGAACGGAGTGCCAAAGCCGGAGCTCGGCATGCCGTAGCTGTTCCTGATCGACTCCGGGACGTAGCCCTCGTCATCCTTCCCGTTCTCCATGATGTCGCGGGGAGCACGCATCGTCAGTTGCGCGTACCGACCAGACGGATTCGCACCGATCATCTCGGCTGCGTTCATCGACATCCGCGACGTGTAGGCGTAGAAGGGGGCAAGCCTTCTCAGGTAGTCTCGCTCGAACGTGGTGAGCGACGAGTAGTCGATGTGCAGCTTCTTCGCCTTGGCGGCAGCCACTCTCGGGTTGAACCCCTGGAGAAGCATGCCGTTGTACCCGGCGAGACGGTTGATCTTGTCGGTGATGTCGCCTTGCCGTGCCCCGTACCGGGTGATGGCATTGGTGTTGTTGCGCTCGTCCACCAGCCCCTTGAAGAAGTTCCCTGGCTTCCATCCCTCGGGATCGAAGAGCTCCGAGTAGGCAGCGTTCTTCGTGGGGAGCGGCCCCTTGCCGCCAGCGAGTGCTCCCATGGCGTCGTATGCCTGGTAGGCCAGCGTGGTGTCGGGGCTCGACCCCGGCAGGAACTGGTCGATCGTGTGCGTGCCCTTGGCGATGTCCTGCGTGGCGCCAGCCATGTCCATGCTGCGGCCCCTGCCCATCATGTCATAGGCAGCGAGGTCTTCCTGGTACCGGCGAATGCGGTCGGCTGGCGGGACGTTCTGGTACATGGGGACGCGGCCAAGGAAGTCGTCCAGCTCATCAAGCCTGCCCTGCATCAGTGACTTTGTCGCACCGTATCCGCGCATCACATCACCGGGGCTACCCAGCTCAACGATGTTCATGACCACGCCACCCAGCCAGTCCCTCGTGAACTTCGCAGGCCAGGCGAGTAAGGGCGCTTTCCACATGCGCGTGATTGCGTCGGTCGCTTTCGTCAGCGCGTTGTGGAGCTCGGGCTTGGCGTAGTATTCCTTCATCCTGGTGATTCGTCGGATCGTGTCGTCGTCCACAGAGACTGCGGACAAGTCCACCTGACCGTTGGCGTTGGCGAAGCGGCCGAGACGGTCCTCCATCTGCTGCTTGCCACCAGCGATTCGACTCATGCCCGGCGGCAGTGGGCCGATCGCCCCGCCCGACTCGTCCACTGAGTTGATGCCAAGGTTCCTGGTGAGCACGTTGGCCACTGAGTCATGGTTGCCGCCCTTGATGTAGGCCGGGCCGCCTTTCTTCGCTACCCCGTCCAGGATGTCGAAGGTGGCGTTGTTGACTCCCACTCCCTGGTAGTTGCCGACGATGTACCGAGAGAGGTCCTCCAAGGGCGAGGCACCGAAGAGGTCCACCTTGCCGATCGATGACGGGTCCATCTGGTGCATGATGTCGGCAAGCCTGCGGGCGTCCCCGAGTCCGTACATCGGGACTGGATCGCCGTTCGGGAGCCTGCCGGTGGGGAACCTGCGGCCGACTTCGCTCTGAATCTCCTGAAGGATGTAGCCCGCCGCCTCGTCGTCTGTGTTTGCCGTGCGAGCGCGGCCCGCGATTCTTTTGTCTCTGCTTAGACGGTTAAGGAAGTCTGTTCCGCCAGGGGTATACATAGGACTGACACGACCAAGCTGGTCCCCAGTCATGGCGGAGTGGGCCTTGGCCCCAACCGGCTGTGGCGCCAGGCCGAGCTCTTCGATCCGGTCCAGGAAGTTCTCGTCGTTGGTGTGGCGGGGGAAGTAGTCGCCGCCGTAGTTGTCGGTGAACTCGTTGCTGGCGAGACCGGCCGTCCGCCGCATCTTGTTCATCGTTTCCTTGAGGCCGCCAGGTCGGTGCCAGTTCGTGATGAACTGGCCGATCTCCGGGTTGGCGGCAAGGATGGCTGCATCCCCCGGGTCTGCGTATCCCTCGATCGCGCGACGAAGAACTCGATTCAGAGCGGCCGGGTCCTTGGAGGCATTGATGACCTTGGCGAGAGGGGCGATGGTCTGGTTGACCAGGCGGCGCCCCTCTTCCCCCATCTGCCGCTTGGTGTCGTTGACCGCGAGGCCGATGATCTGGCCCTTCTCATCCATGGCCCCAGACAGGTCGTTGTTGACCATGGCGTTGGCCGCCCGCCCGGGAGCAGACCACCGCAGCGACTGGCCTGCGAGGTCCAATCCTGAGGCCAGGCGCTCGCCACCGGGGACGTTCATCCCGTAGAGGACCTGATCGGACAGGGGGAGCTTGAGGCCAATGTCATACCGGAGGGGCTGATCCAGGATGCCGTCGAGGTTCTTTTGCGATCCGACGGTCCCCAGCAGCTCATCGTAAGCATCGGTGTTCGAGAAGGTCTTCGTCCCCCGGACGGCACCAGCCTGCGCGTCGGCCAGTTCTCGCAGGGTCTGACCGCGGGAAGCCATCCTCGGTCCTACCAACGGTCTTGCCAAAAGGTCTTGGTCGGTCAGCAGGTCTGCGGTCTTGCCGTTGAAGTTCTTGCTAAAGGACTCAAGAGCGTTCTTAGCATAGCTATCACCAACAGCATTAGCTGCAATCTTAGCTCGGCTTGCAGCAACCTGCGCTGTTCTCGGGAGCCCGGCCTTGAGTGCGGTGATGCCAGCCTTGCTCGCTCCGCCGCCGATCACGTTCAGCGGATCAACAAGCACGCCCGCAGCAAACTCTGCGGCCGGTCGCCCCCAACCTCCGAGAGCATTCGCGTCCGGTTGCAGGTCCCACGATTCGAGCATTTGGCCCGGCGTGGTGCCGCTGCCAAGCTCTTGTCCAGACACCACATCCCGAAGCCACGAAGCAGGCGTGTCGATGAGGTCGAGCAGGGCACTGGCTCCCTGCATGGTTCGTCCCGCCACCATCCCGAGCAGGGACTCACGCTCCGCCTCGGTGAGCGGATCGCTTGCCATCCGCGGGTCCACCGGGAAGTACCCCCCGGACCCATACCCAATCTGAGGAGCTCGCCTGCCAGCAGGTTGGTCGAAGTATCCAGCGGACATGGCTTACCTCACGCTCCAGCATCGGGCATCTGTCTCGGGTCGTTCATGAACGGCATGCCGTAGAACCAGTCGTCCACAACAAGCGGATTGTTCTGCTCTTCGATGTCCTGCCCTGTGGCAATCCTCCACAGCCTGCTTGCCTGCGGACTCCACGGAGTTACGCCAAGCATCTTCGACCACTTGGTGTATCCGGCCTTGCCCACGGTGAGCTTGTTCTTCGCCAAGTACGCATTGGTCCATTCACGGATGTGGTGATGGTCGTCCTCGGTCATGTCCGGCTTGTTGGTCAAGCCGCGAACCGTGTCCACTTCTCCAGTGACGATCGCGTCATTGACTGCTTCGGGCGGCGCTGCGCCACCGGGGTATCCATTCTTGACGAGAGTCTTCCTGGCTTCCATGCGTGCCGCCCCGGGTGGCAGCGAGTCCATCATGGACAAATCCTGCTGAGTCCTGAGCATTGGGTTCTGGGCAGCCATCCGGTCTCGCTCGTTCTTCCCCATGGCTTCCATGGAGCGGGCTTCGTCCTCGCCTCTCTGGGTATACGCGGCCATGTTTCCAAGCCCAAGCTGCGGGTACATGGCGTGGTAGGAGAGCAGCACGCGAATGCGGTCTTCGGGCGTCTTGGCGTTGGCCAAGTCGTCGTGGAAGGTAACGGCAGCCCGGCTTGTTCCAAGGCGGCTGGCCATGTTGTCCTGCTTCGCCCGAGTTTCGATGGCATCCTGGATGTTCATCGCCCGGTCCGTTCGGAACTGGTTCACCACGTTGTCGTTGACGAAACGCATGCGCTCGTTGTGGGACTTCCCGGCGTTGGCCGGATCGTCATAGGCGGCTTCGAGGTCGGCGCTGGTGAAGTCCGGCACGCCGTCGTTGTTGTTGTCGGCCCTGATCTCCTTCTTGAATCGCACGGCCAGAGAACGAAGAGCATCCGTCCTCTTTCGGCTTTCCTGCTGAGCGATCATGGGGGCGCCGGGCTTGTACCGCGAGCCGCCTCCGGGAATCTCCTCGATGGTGTACTTGCCGTCTTTTGTGAGGCGGTCGTGCCGCTGCCGGACGGCGGCAACGTCCGCCTCAATCTGCGGCGAATTGCGCTCGTAAGCCTCTGGATCAATGCCAAAAGCACGGGCCTCATCATGCGTTGTCATCATGTCTGGCGAGGGCAGGACGGGAGCCCTTGGGACATAGCCTCCCGCCCCGTCGTTGACTCTCTGGTCCCAGGCGTTCATGCCGGTGCGGGGAAGTCGGGGGACCCCGGGGGTGAAAGGGGTGTAGTCCACAGCCTTGCGCTGATCGGGGGTGAGCTGTTCCAAGGGGACGCCTTCCGCCACCCCACGGCGCCCGGTCAGCACGCTCCCTGGCATTGGCCCCTGGGACTGCGGGAACTTCCTGGCGGCGCGAGCTCGCTCCTGGTTCTGGAGCATCTTGATTCGCTCTTGTTCGGTCATGTCAGTATGGCCTCGTCAGCGTGGATGGGGTCGCCTGATTGTATCTGGTCCTCAAGAAGCGGATGCGTTCCTCGGGGGTCAGTGCGTGGAACGGTTTGCGCGACTGCATCTCTCTGGCAGCCATCGGGCTCATGCTGCCTGCTTCGCTTGCATCTTGATCACCTCCGCCCTTTCCTCCCGGTGCTGGAAAGAACGGATCGACGTTGGTGTTGCTGATTCCCTGACGAAGGGCATTGATGATCGCACCTCCGCCAACGGTTGCACCCACGACGGCTGCCGCCTTCCAGGGAAGCCTCCTCGCTGGCTTGCCAGGCTTGGCGTCCGCCTCGGGCTTCGGCTGGTCCACGGCAGTCGCTGCGTCGGCATCAGCAGTCACATCCAAATCGGGTGACGCGACAGTGTCTCCTTCAGGGGCCGATTCGGCATTCAGGTCTGGCGATGCCGCTTCGGCTTCTACAGGAACCTCGGCCTCACCCGGCTTGGGGTCTACATCGGCTTTGCTGTCTACGCGAACGACGGCGTCATCGACTTCGTTTTCAGGAGCGCCGTACATCGCATCGACTTCGTCTTCAGGTTCGTCTTCAGGAGCGCCGTACATCGGGTCATCAAACTCGCTTGCCGTTTCCACTGGGGCCTTGGCCTCGGGGGCCGGAGAGGCGTCCGCCGGGTCAGCAGGCGCGGCCTCTTGCTCGGGCTGCGAAGCGACCTGATCAACCGGCTCCTGGCCAGCGGGCTCCTGCTTCTCCGACATGGACTCCAGGCCTGCGGTGTCATCCGCGGGGGCTGGGCCCACCTCCCTAGGCTCAGAGCCCTTCTTCGGAGCTGGCGTCTTCTTGTCGCCACGGGACGCTTCGAGCTTCTCGTTGATGTCGTCCAGCTTCCTCTGCATCGCCGGGTCGTCGGAGCCATTGACCAGCGTGGCCATGTACTCCTGAAGTGCGGCCGATTCCTTGGCGGTCCGCTTCGACTTTGAGGCCACCTTGGACATGGCGATGTGCGGGTCCGGGCCGAGCTTCGGGGGCCGGGGCTTCGGGGTATCCTTTGCCGCCACCTTCTCCTGAAGCTCAGCCATGCGGTTCTTGCCAGCCGGGGCCGGGGCCGGAGAACCGGACTGCTTCTCGTATGCTTTGATCGCACCATCAAGACGCAGCAGTTCCTTGGAGGCTGCCTTGGCGGAAGCTGTGCCGGAGTTTGTGGCGATCTCCCTCCTCATCCGATTGGCTTCGGCCTTGGCTGCGGCGAGTGCTTCGGGAGAAACCTGGCCAGAGCCGAGGGTGGCGATGTGGCCCGATGCCGGTTGTGCTTTGGCGAACAGGCGGGACTTGGTGCTCCAGATGCGGGTGGGTGATGGCATCCACTCTCCGCTTGCCATCTTGTTGAAGTTGTTGGGGATGCCTTCGGGTGCAGCCGGGTTCTGTCCAAACTCCCGCAGGTACATCGCGCGGATGGCTTCGTACTTGTCGTCCAGCGTCCCGGGCTCGATACCCTTTTCCTCAAGGGTGGCGGAGTCCTGGGTGAACTGCTGGTTCGGGCTGTCCACGATCGGCCGGTCCACGCGGTTCTTGGAAGCGGCCACCTGCCTGGCGTCTTGCTTGGCGAGGTCGGCAGAGAGCTGCTCGTTGTTGGTCTTAGCCTTCTTTGTTGCAGGCTCGTTTCGGTTGAAGTTCACAGGGTCACCTGCCAGCGTCTCAGGAAGAGAGCCGTCGTCGATCGGGACTTCGTCTTCTCCAAAGCCTACTTCCTCAGCTTCGTCACCAGTCCCCTTCGTTGCCTTCCTGACTTGAGCATCTTCCATGAATTGCTCACGACGACCGGGCGTGAAGAAGTGGTCGTCCATCAGCTCTTGGCCAGACATTCTTCGGATGTCCGACACCTCATCCATGAAGCCTGGGCTGGCTTGGCTGAACATGCTTTCGAGCAGATTTCTGGACTGCTCCTGCGGCGTCCTCCCGTTGATGCCGGAGCCCTCCTCCATGGGCGAGTTGGCAGTGGCACCCTCAGCCTTCATGCGTTCCCACAGTCGCTCCAGTGCGTTTCGCCGGAGGTTGTCGCTTTCGCTGTAGAGGAAGTCGTGAAGGTTCTTGTCGAACTGCTCCTGCGGCGTCCTGTCCTGAGCCAGCATCGCGGGGAGTTCGCGGTCAGACCGGGCCATGACCCTCGGCGGGATCGGTTCCCTGTCGGTCTTCCCTGCATCAAAGTCGGCCTTCTGCTGCTCGTACTTCCTAATCGCTTCGATCTGGCTGAAGGTCTTGGGGTCCACGAGATGGCGTGCATCTTCGTAGGGAACTTCATCCATGACGCGAACGGGCGTCGGTCGTGACGTGTCTGACAAGGCAGGAAGATCGGCGGGCGACTCCGGGAACGAAATGGAGTTCTCTCGGAGGATCGTCTGCATTTGGGGAATCGACATGCCCTGGGCTTGCTTGGTCAGGAACCTCCCCATGTCGCTGTTCGGGCTGACCGCATTCATCTTGCCGCCGGGCATGGTCTTCCCGGTCATGAGCTGCTGAGCGGTGAGCCTCTCCAGCTCCTGCCGGTATGCACGAGCGTCCTGAGGCAGCCGTTCCGGGATGTCCACGACGGTGGTGTTGAAATACTTGTCGAGCGGCTTGTTGACCTGCGAGCCGGGCTCGGAGTGAAAGGCAGGCTTGCCCTCTCGGTCTGTCTTGATGAGCTCGTCGTCCACGGCGCCAGCCGGGGCCGGGTACCGCGGCGGAGGGATCACGACACCGGGGTCCTGGGGGGCCCACTCGTCTGCCCCCGTTCCTCCAAGCGTCCGCTCTCTGAAGCTCTCGCCTGACGGCTCTTCGTCTGAAACTCGGTAGGCTTCTTCTCCCCCGCGTCCAGGCATTCGCTCTGTCTTGGTCGTGCTGTCGCCGCTATTGACGCGCTCGACCTCCGCCATTCGCTCGGGGTTCCATTCGCCATCATGGAGAACCTTGACGAGGTCGTCGGCCATCGAGGACCAGCCAACAGCCACTCGGCCACCGGCGCCTGTTGGCGAAGTGCGCTCGTTCGGGAACTCGTTGGCGATTGCCCGGTAGACGTGATCCTTCCCCTCATCCGGGAGACGATCGAACTCGTCCTTGATGCGAACCGCGAACATCGGGTCTTCGTGAAACAGCGATTCCAGGAGAGCGTGAGCGCGGCCCCCGTCGCTGACGCCACGCTCCCTTGCGCGGATCGTCCGCTGCCCGGTCTTCGGGTCATACTGCAACCCGGTCTTGGTGGACCTAGAAGTGCTCTTCTGGTGCAGGATGATGTCCATGAGCTGCTGAATGGCGGTCTTCTGAGCCCACCCCATGCCGCCGTCTTCGGTCGGAAGCTGCCGTAGTTGGCTGGTTCCGTGCCCGAGGTTGCCATCGACGCGAGTCTCGCCTGGGTCTGCAAGCCGGATGCGCGAGATGTTGTCGCCCGGCTTCTGGTAGCTGATCGGCGGGATGCCAAGCTCCGCCCGCATGGCGTTGATGTCCGCCTCGATCTCCGAGATGCGTGCGGGGTCCATGTCTGGAGAGAGAATGGGCGGTTCGACGGGCAGCCTGGGCGCGGCCTTTCCCCGGATGGGCCGGTCGCCCTTGCTCACTCGCTGGCCAGCATCAAGAGCCTTGGATACGTTCTTAGGAGTAGCCATCAGGATTCCTTCTTGCCTTTGCTCTTGCTGTGCTTGGTGAACTCAAGCCCCCTCGGCATGTCGTCCTTCGTGACCTTTGGAGACTTGCCGCCGCCCTGCTCCGCGGCGAGGTCCACGAGATCGTCGTTTTCCTTCGACTCTTCTTCGGCTTCGTCGTCGTCGTCTTCGTCATCCGGCTTGTCTGACTCCTCGGCCTCTTTCTTTTTCCTGGCGCCGTGCGTCATGGCTGCTGAAGCCGCGTGGCGAAGAGCCAGCCGGAGCTGCCTGGGCGTCATCTCGTCTGGATCGAGTCCAATGAAGTGGTGTGACATCGTGTCATTCCGTCCTGGAAAGGAGTGCGAGCCGGAGTTGCTGCCAGGCCTGTTGCTGGGCAAGGTTCATGTTCATGTTGCCGGACATCCGGGCCATCTGCTTCTGGAAGTTGGCCTGATTCATCCCAGTCTGGAGGCCGTAGTTGCTGTTGAGTCGGCCTTGGACCCTCTGTTCGTATTCGCCTTGCTGATTGGCGTTGAACATCTGGTCTTCTGCCCTGATGCCAGCCGCTTGCTGAGCGCCATCGCCAACACCGCTGGCCTGCTGCTGAGCTGCCTGCATCTGCTGCTGAGCTCCGGCAGAGAACCCCTGCGGAGCGACCATCCCGGGACGGACGGCACCCTTCCGGTACCCGGCGGCAGTGGCGTTGTTGGCCGCTGCTTCCGTGACGGAGTCGGCAATCTTCCTGGGAGGTGCAAGTCCGGCGAGCGCAGATACCTGGTGCGGCTTCTGTGCTGCCTTGGGAGGCGTCATTCGCGGGTCGGATGAGATCACGAGAGCAGACCGAGCAATCCGGTCCTCCATTGGTTTTGCATCTCCATCCTCTGACGCGCGACCTCTTGGGCCATCCCCATCTGACTCACCTGCTGGCTCACCGCTTGCTGGTATCGCTGCATCCGCTGGGCTCGCCCTTGCTGCGTGAGCTGCTCTTTCTGGGACTGAAGCTGGCCTTGAAGCTGTGCGTTCTGGGTTGCGGCGCCGCGAGCCACGTTCGCCTTGCCCTGCATCATCTGGCCCTTGGCGAAGTCCTGGACGGCTTGGTTGCCGGTCGCAGTCCCGGTGTTCGGCTTGACCTGGGCGTCGTGCTGGTACCCCTGAAGAACGGCGCCCGTGTTGATGCCCTGACCATTGGCATTCATTTGCGCCTGGTAGCCCTGCGGAGAAGGCATTCGCGGGCTGGGCATCTTGGGAGGCTTTTGGTTGATCATCGGTTTACCCGAGGAGTGAGCTGCGGAGAGGGTCGAACGCATCAACCGGCTTACCGTTGACGGTCTTCGATCCCCCGAGGCCAGCCGCTCGCATGAGGGCTGCGTTCTTTGCTTGCTTGGCCTGGAGGTTTTGCTGGTTCATGGCCATGCTGGCCTGATGCCCGGCCATCTCGGACTGGTGCTTCATGTTTGCCAGGTACTGTTCGTGAGCCATCTGCTCAGAGTCGCGCGCCTGACTGACACGGCTGTTCATCTCTCTGGCGATGGCGTCGTTCGTCTGCTGAATCGATGACGCCTGGTTGTTGAAGTGCTCCCGGGCGGCTGGGTGCATGTAGTCCATCTGCGTCGGAGCGGGCATTTGAGACGGCATCTGCTGGGCTCCGGGCGGCTGGCTGAGCTGCTGCTGCGGCGGGGGCGTTTGATTGCCGAATAGGCCTGGAGGGGCGACCTTCATCGGGCGGGCTGGCTTGCTTGGCTTTCGGGTTGGCTTGGCTGGCGGCCCGCCTGGCGCAAAGCCCGGCGTCCGCATCAGGTCGGACACGTCATCTCCGAACACCGGGAAGTTTTCGCTCATGGTTGCTCCTGCCCCCTATTTATGTCGCCATGACGCCGCTTTGTCCCTCGGCGTTCTTGCATGCCATCAGAATCATGGACTTGGCCCACGTCCGATTGAAAGCTAGGTTTGCGAACACGCCTCGCTTTCTAGCTTCTTCCTCTATCCAATTGATCACAGTTTCAATGTTGTCTCGAACCCATTGTGATCCAAGCTGATCCATCTTGGCTGCGTGGGCATTGCACTCGCAGTCCCCCTTGGGAACGATCCTGAGCCACGCGAACATCTTCTTCAGCTCTGTTCCCGGACCGGCTGGCGGAATCGCCTCTTCTCGCTTGCGGGGGTATGCGTAGTGGGTCTCATCGACCGTGATCATGTCTCCGTCCCTGGAGACGATGCACATCTCTACTTCGTCCCAGGTGTAGCCGCGCTCGGTGAGTCTGGCCTCGAACTGAGAGACTGGTCCTGTAATCACGGAAACACCTGCGCAGGGCAGCCTCCGTAGACAGCGTCATTCGGGTAGCACTTTCCGTCGCTGCACGCGATCCCGTTGACGGTCGTGCCCGACTTCAAGTAAAGCGTGCCGCTCCTCTGGGTGCCCTGGCCGATGTAGTCAGCCATCTCCTGCGACCCAAGACGGCAACTGTCTCGCGGGTCTATGGACACGTTCGGAGGGACGCCTATGTAGCCCAACACTGGGTAGTAAATGCGGCAAAGCGTGTAAGGGTTGCTGGCGCCGTATGGCCTCCAGCTCTTGACGTAGGTGCCGGTCGGGCAGACCCCGTTTCGCTGGTCGATCTCGAAGTAGCAGAATGTCGGGCAGCCGATCTGGCAGTTGGCCTGGCACTCGGCCTGCGTGGCGTAGCCGCCAGCCTGAAGCCTAAACTCGCACAGGCCAGTGGCTCGGTTGCAGAACCATGTCCCGGGGTCTGGAGGAGGCGGAGGGTCGCAGCACTCGCACGGCGAGTCTGGGTTCAGGTCAACGTCTGACCGAACCAGCTTTCCTCCCTTCCGCAGCAGCTTCTTCTTCCGCCGGACGAGCTTGGCCATTTCACGCCTCGCAGTCCGTGGTGTTCTTCAGGTCCTTCTCGATGGCGTCGAGCCGTCTTTTCATCTTGGCCATCTCAGCCGCCTGTAGCTTGAGGACTTCGCAAATGTCTCGCCCCTTGATGAGGCCCATGCCGTAGTCCTTGCAGCACTTCGGGCACCCGCCAAGGTCTCCGCCTGTCACCAAACGAATGCAGTCGTCCACCTTCTTGCGGAACCACGAGCAGTTGAGCCGCTCCAGCATCCTCGTCTCGAAACTTGCGAGTGCTGCCTGGATCGCAGACGACACCATCGAATCAATCAAATCCTTGATGGAGTCCCAGTCGATATCGCCGGGAGTTCCCGGGATTCCTGGCATGCCATCTTTCCCTGCTGTCCCGGTGCCGTTGTACCCCGGCAGCCCATCCTTACCGGCTTTTCCTGTGGCCCCGTCTTTGGCGTTTGCTTCCTTAGCCTTGGTGGCATTGAAGAAGTCGGGGTTATTGGCTGTCGTGGAATCGTAGGACCGAGGCCCTTGGCTTGTCGGAGTTGGGTTGTTGGACATGGACAGAAGCCGCTGGGCAATATCCAGGCTGTGACCGGCCGGGATGCCCGCTTGCGTGAAAAGGCCAGCGATCTGTTGCGCGGAGACGTTGCTGCTCATTCTCCCTCTACCCCCATGACTTCAATTCCGTGAAGGATCACTGGGCCCGAGTCGTCTTGCTGACCAAACAGCTTGACGGCAACGTGAGCATCTGAGCCGCTGAAGTCCCGGATCGTTCTTCCAGCGAACACGGCGCGAGCCACTCCGTTTGAGTCGCCTTCCTGGTGCGGATTGATCTCCAGGTTGACGTAGGACTGCGGCTGCGTTTGGTCTGCGATGAAACCCACGCCGCGATCTCTTCCGGCCACGTTCTTTCTCGGCGTGGTCGAGTTGTTGTAGAAGAGCTGGAGATAAAGCATGCACTTGGAAAGCGTGGTGCGATGAATCACTGAGACCGTTCTGCTGTTCTGCTGGTCGCCGTTCTTTGCGGTCTCATCTGTGATGAAGGCAAAGTTCCCTGACTTCCATGACCACGGCACTGGCGTTCCATCGTCGGTCAGGCCTTGCCCAAACTGCACGACACCGGGCTTGCCGGACAACTTCGATGCGCTGGCTGTGATCTGCGTGATCTGGCCGTCTGCCCCCCTGATCTCCGTTGCGCTGAAGAATTGCGACGGATATCCCTCCAGCCACGAGGTTTTCGTGTCCGGGTCATAGACGATCTGCCTGGTCGGAAACTCGCCTTCATCTCCCGTGAAGCAGACATGGATGCGGATGACGCCACAGCCCCTGTCCGATCTCAAGAAAAACCGTTTCCGCTTAGAGAAGTCGATGGTCGGAAGGCTTGCGTCGGTGTTGGTTCTGACCATGGTTTCAAGAGCATCAAAGAGGCTTTCTGTCTGCCCCTGTTCATTGATCTTGTAGAGACCGTCGTCATCAAAGACGTAGGCATCTCCCATGTAGATATCCCAGCACCTCTGATTCAAGCATCCGCGATAGGCAACGAGGGATGTCGTTGCATTCATGGCTGGGTTGTTCACCCAATTCAGCCTGTTGCAGTGCCGGGCCTGCATGACAAGGACTGCGCCTGCGTAAGGGATCATGGCTGTGATGTAGTCCGTGTCCCTCACGTTGGTTTGAAGAACCAGCTCGTTTGTTTCGGGCATGGACTCGGGCTCGTCGGCCTCTGAGTACATGATCGTGTTGGGCCTCTTGCCGGTTGTGTCCACTGCCAGAAGAGTGCGGTCCTGGAACACGATGCCGACCGAGAAGTCCGTGGACGCCACCCCGAATCTGTTTGCGTTGAGACTGCCATCGTCCAGCAAGATCGGCATAGCCTCGAACCCGTCTCTGTTCACGTCCGTCAGGTCATAGTCGGAGAGCTTGTCCTCGAAGGGGAGCGTTGCGTCGGTAAGGGTGGTCACCCTGAAGAGCGTGATTGCTTGATCGCTGGTGCTTCTCCACAGCTCAGTTCCCGTCGCCCACTCAGGCTTTGGGTCCGGGATACGCCATGTGAGTTTTGCAGCGTGATCTCCGCAGTTCACCTCGTTGACTGGAGAAAGGCTCGACAGGACCGGGCCGCCTGCGTCCTTCGCCACTCTTGCATTCACCCACCTGTAGTAGCACTGGTACTTGCCACGAAGAGTTGCTCGCATGATCGCAAGGCCACGAGCTCCGCCTACGTCGCCTTCTGTGTTGAGCAACTTGGGAGCGAACAGATATGTCTTGTTGGGGTTCTCAAGAAGCAGCTTCGTGATCCTGCCGTAGCAATCCACTTCCGTGTTGATGGTGTCCCCGTCTTCGGTGGTGAAGACAGGGGGCGTCATGTAGCCCTTGCCTGCGTTTGCTGGCAGGGGATCAATTTGCCTCTGCTTGTAGGTGTTGAGCTGCGAGATGGTTAGCTTGTCTGGGCACCGCGGGTCCGAAATGCAGTAACCGCGAGCTCGGAGCTGGCACGTCGCAGTGGTGTTGCAGTTCGGGCCGTTCGAGTATCCAGCCGAGAATCCAGATGCGGTGTGCAGCGTGGCGACGATCTCGTCCCCGGGCTCATACCCCGACCCAAAGTCATAGACTTGGGCTGTGATCGTGTAGTCAGCAAGATCAGTTCCGTCGCCAACCGGGTAGCACTTGAACTTTCCCCAGAAGGCATCCGGGAACATGAAGATGACCTTCGCTCCCCTGCCTTTGCCTCCCGTGGCTGGAACGATGACGCCGTTACCCTCTCTGGTGTACTCAGACAAGCAGAGCCAGTAGTAGAGCGGGTACTCGAATATCTCCCAGAAGACCGCTCCGGTGTCTGGGTCTCCTGCCGCAAACCCCTTCTTCAGCTTCAGGGCGGCGGCGGCGCCAGTCCCTGTGACCGCAAGCCCGGGTTGATCCCGGAACTGCACGCACGCAGTGGACGTGTAGCCAGTTCCTCCGTCAGTGACCTCGACTTCGGAGACTTGAGCATTGCCGATCCGGGCGATGGCCTTGGCCTGGCGGCCTGGACCGTTGTAGGGCTTTTCGTATGGAGTGCCCGCTGGGTCCAGCGAGAGTGCTGTGGCCCAGGGAGGGATCACGCTTTCGGTCGTGTTGGTGAACGGCCCCGAGGTGGCGGCGTTGCTCTGGCCTGGAGGGGGCCCGACGTAGACCGCAGGCGGCAGGTGATACCCGTTGCCAACGTCCGTTAGATCGATGCGGGCGACGTAGAAGCTGGGGCTGGAGTCGATTGCGATGACTGGCTTCGTGGCTGGGGCAGCCAAGCCCACTGGTCTAAGGCTTCCGTCACGGCTGCGTACAAGCCCCTGATTCCCGTGCCCCTGGTAGATGTAGACTTCGCCCCTCCGCCCCTGACAGAACGAGACCGGAAACTCCGGCCTGAGCGCGGTGCGCTTTTGGGAAACAGTCGCTTCAGTTCCGACAAGGTTTGTGATCTCCAGGATGTTTCCAGCGTCATCGAACGCCATGACAGTGTCCGTGCTCCCGGACCCCACCGACAGCCCCCACATCTCCAGGAGCTTGTTTGCCACGCTCAGGATGGTCTTCATCCCGCCCCTGACAGTGAGCTGACCGGGGACCAGCGACATGACATTGAACTGCTCGGTGGCTGCACCGGGAGGGAGTTTGTAGGCGCTGGCAGCCTGGTACAGGCCAAGGAAGTTGGAGATTTTCATGGGTAGCTACCGGGTTCCCCTCCGTCGAGGATCAGTGGTCCTGGGCTGGATGGCGAGCCGCCGTCCAGCGTGTTTCCTGAAGTCGATCCGCTGCTTCCCGAAGAGCCGGGCCCGGAGCCTGCGTTGTCTGCCCCGGGCCTCAGGTACCAGTACGAGTAGTAGCCAAACCGAGAGTCACGGCGACCCGAGATAGGAGCCTTGGAGTCTCGCTCGAACGCCAGCCTCAGGTCTCTTCCGTAGACTCCCATTGCCCCTTCGATGTTTTTTCCAGTCAGCCTCGCCAACCATGTCTCGGCGCCCGACAACAAAGCAGTGTACATCTGGGGAGAAATGTCCAAGTAGTCAGTGATGATGTACTTGGTGTTCTGGTACTGAAGCGGTCCGGCCGGGCTCCATGCAGAAAGCTCGCCCGCACTGGTGACTGCATAGATCAACGCCTCATCGGAGTACCCGTTCATGCCAGCGAGGCTTTCTGGATGAATTGCCGGGTCTCCTGAGAATCGGATCAGGCTTCCCGTCATCAGCTTTGAGAACTTCGTGTCTGTTCCGTGGGTGATGACGCCGTCTGTTGTCACGGTTCCACACCTGGCTTGATCCTCCCATCCGGTGAATCTCAAGTCCCTCGGACGACGACGGTAGGTGAGCGTCATCGACGTGTCATAGGCCCATCCGTTGAAGACCCTCATCTCCCATCGGTCTGGCATGGAGATCGAAGGAGTGATCGTCCACACGATGTGAACCAACGACCTGAAGGTGGTGTTGATCAGTCGCTCAAACTCCATCGGGGAGACGTATTCGGCAACGATTCCCGTGGTTGGGAGAGCGACAGCATCGACGGAGCTTACGCCCCACGGGAGCTTGTAGCTGATGACTTGGTTGGAGGACGGAAGGGAAATGTTGTCCGTGCTGTGATACCAATCCCAAGATCGCACTTCCACCAAGTCTCTGTAGGCATGGAACAGGGACTGCCTAAGAACTCGATGCTCTTGGTCTTGAGCTCCTCCGCCCACTGAAGACATGAGGTATTCGATGGCGTCGATCGCGGCGTACATGGATCACCCCGTGTAGCAGATGTTGTTGACAAACGGGCTGACGCGATAGTTCGTCGTCACCTGAGAGCCAGCCGAGACGAACTTATTGGCGCCGTAGGCTAGACCGTTCCATGCCGGAACCGCATTGGACTGGATCGGCATGACGGTGTTCCGAATGGTCCAGGTCACGCCGTCCGGGCTGGTGATGCAGGTTGCCTGTCCGTTGAGAGCCATGAAAAGGCCATTGCCGTAGGCCAAGCCCCTCCATTCCGACGAGGTTCCAATCGTCCTTGCAGTCCAGGCTGTGCCGTTCGTGCTGGTGTAGGCCGTCCCTCCACCGTAGGGCACCATGACGTAGAGCGAGCCGCTGTATGCGACCTCGAACGGGGCCGCTGCCGCAGTCCCGAAGTAGAAGTCTGCGCCCGCCAGCGTGACCTTGGTCCAGACGGCACCGTCCGTGGACGAATAGAAAAAGCCGTCCGTGAGTCTGGCAAACCACCGGCCGCCTGAGAACCTGATTTCTGCGTTGTTCCAGGCGGTGTTGTTCGTTGCCCCCGAGATGCTCGTGGAAATGGCAGTGAGCTGCCCGTTGAAAAACTGCCACAGGGCGCCAGAGGGGGCAGTGACTGCGCCCGCCCACCCAGGGTCCGAAGGCCTTGCCGTGATGAGAAAGCGGTTCACTCCGAAGTCATAAGACCGAGCCTCGGAGAAACCCGGGGTTCCAGCCGACCACACAGGCGCCGCTACACCCCAGGTCATTCCATCGATCGAAGTCCCGACAGACATTGAGTTCCTTCCCAGAACCCAGCAGTCGTTGATTGCGAGGAACAGCCCGCCGCCACGAGCAATCCGGCTGAACCGAGACGACACTGGGACCGGAGAAGGGCACGCCTGCCACGCAACCCCGTCCACGGAGTACGAATACCCGGTCGTGAACAGGCCTCCTGAAATGTCGCCGTCTGGGGCGTAGCTCAGGGCACCAAGCCTGCTGTAGCCAGAGGTATTCCACGGGTAATCTGTGGTCCCGGAGGCGAGCTTCCAGGACGATCCGTTGACCGTTGGCGCAGACCCAACAGTGACCGTAGCGATCTGGCTGAAGACTGTGCCAACGCTGCTGGTCGTGGCGGTGTTGCGATACCTGGCGCCGTTGTCTCCCGTGGAGACCGCGACCGTGAGCGATGTCGAGTTTGCTCCCGAGATTGCAGCCCAAGTCGAGCCACCGGCAGCCATCTTCTGCCAGGCGTAGACGATAGGGCTCTCGGTGGACTGAGCGATTGCCGTGAGCGTGATCGTGGCGCCCGATGTGACGGTGGTGTCGGCGGGGTTGGTCGTGAAGACCGTGGACTGCTGCGTGGCTGCGGCACTTGGAAGAACGAGGTTCAGCACGAAGTTTGGTGAAGTGCCAGTGATCGATGCAGAGGCTGCGGCTCCGGTCGAGACAGTGCCGATGGTCAGGGTTGGGCTCGGGCCAGCGGGCCCTTGGCTTCCGGCCACGCCTTGCAGACCCGGGATTCCCTGCGACCCGGTCGGACCCTGGGCTCCAGCCACTCCGGCGGCACCGGCCGGACCCACTGGGCCACGAAGCTGCCCGATGTCGAGCCAGCCGTTGGCCTGCATGGTGTTTGAGGTGGAGCCGCCGACGTAGAGGAAGCCGTCCCCGGTGGCACCGGCAGACGGGGTTCCAGACGGGATGGTCGTTCCAAGAATCCAGAGGTCACCTAAGGCCGGAGATGAGGCGGGAGGCCAGACCGTGATGATGCCGCGAATGACAGCAGCGGCTCCTCTTTCTCCCTGGGGTCCGGCCGCTCCAGTCGGGCCCGCCACGCCTTGGGGTCCCGCTGGACCAGCACTGCCCGTGTCGCCCTTGGGGAGGACGAGGCTGAGCGTGAGGTTCGGAGCGGTGCCCGAGAACGTGGCTGACGGCGTGGTCCCAGAGGTCACAGTGCCGATCGTGATTGCCGTGGCAGCCCCAGCAACGCCAGACTCGCCCTTGGGAAGGACCAGGTTCAAGATGGGGTTTTCTGCCGTCCCGGTGATGGTCGCACTGGCGGCCGTACCCTGAGACACAGAGCCGATGCTGATGGGGGCCGCGGAGCCGGGGTCTCCCTTTGGGCCAGCGGGGCCATCCGGGCCAGCCGGGCCGACGCTACCGGCCGGGCCAGCGATGCCAGGCAGGCCGCGGTCGGACTTGTAGGGCAGGTTGTTCCAGGTGGTGGTGCCGTCGCCCAGCTTGAAGCGGCCGGTGTCCTCCTCAACGCCAAACTCGGCACTGCCGAGCACCGGGTTGTCGAAGACCCACTCCATGGAGGTTCCGCGCCGAAGCAGGATTTGCTGGTAGATCGTTGGCATGCCCGGCCTCTTCCTCTGTTTATGTCGCTACCTAGATCACGATCGCCACGCAGACGCCGTCCTCGGAAACGCCGTCCCGGCCACCCAGACGCCGTCTTGCTTCTTCCACACTCGACCGGCCTTCCACACGCCAGACACGCGAACCCACGCAATCACTTGCTGACGCAGGATCGTGAGCAGCATGTCACGCCTCCAGCTTTGCGAGTGTCGTTCTCGTGGACTCGATGGCTGTGTCGGTTCGCACGACGCCGTCCACGTCCCCAATAGAGGACAGATCGACGCGCTGCTTTTCCAAGTGCGCAATCTTCCTTCGCAGAAGCTCTGACAGTTCCGGTATTGTCATTAATACACCATTTGTCTCATGACGATCGACAGTGCGTTGGTCATAAAGTACACGAAGGGAATGTCTGTGCTGCCGTCACGATAGCGATGGACCCAGGCTCTGTTTCCGACAGAGGCAACGCCTTGCGTGTAGAGCATTGTGGTCCATCCGTCCATCTCTCCAGTGGCGACGTCAAGCCGAAACCACCTACCCGTCGATTCCTTTTGGATGTAGATGTAGCCGTTTGCGTAGGCGTAGGAAGTCCCGATATTGAACGTCTCAGTTGCGGGAGCGTATAGCGCACCTGTCACCCAGGTGTTAGACGGGATGTCGTAATAGTCGAGGGCCGCGCCTGCCGAACCGCGAAACGCATAGATTCTGCGTCCGTTCAGGATTGCTGATTCGGACGCCCAGGCTGCATCGGTGGCGTTGAACACCCATATCGATTCAAACGACGCGCTTCCGAGAGACGAGTTCGCAAGACTGGTCCACGCATTGCTCGCAGTTGAGTAGCGGTACATAATTCCGCCACCAGACGTCTTCAAGTACAAGAAGTCGTCGTTGCCTTCGATAGAGTAGGCCGAGGTGGCGTCGGGAGTTGTCGTCCACGCAGCGCCTACGGTAATGGAAGTGCCAGTGCTGGCACTGATCGTTCTGATCTGCCCGGCGCCCGTTCCAGAAACGATGCGAATCTGGTAGTTCACCCACTGGCTTGCCGTCCACGACTTTGATGTGTCGTTGAGCGTCGTTGAAGTATTCGTGCCGCTCGACGTCCCTGTCCCAAAGGCGACCCGCCCTGTCCCTTGCCAAGAAGGGGTTGCCGTGAATCCGCTGTCATTGTTGATTGCCGGGAGGCCCGTGATGCCTATCGAGGTCCATGTGTTCGTTGCGAAGTCATAGAACCGCACGGACCCAGCGCCGACGGTCCCAGCGCACATGGCAAACCACCTCGGCGTCATAAGGCGGAAAGTCGTGGAAGCCGTGAAGGCAGCCGCCTGGGCAGCAACCGTGATGGTGGAGTTGGTGCCGGTCGTGTTTCGCAGGATCGGGATCGTGGCCCCAGCGTTCGGTCCCGACATGATGAAAAGACTGAAGCCCCTGAGGTCGCGGGCGAGGCTCAGCGTCGTAGCGATGGTGGTCGTGGTGCCGCCAGTGGCTGCAATCGAAGAGGCGCCAGCCGTGGGCCCGGCGCTCCAGTTCGTCCCCGCGACCGCTGCGCCACCAGCGACAGTTGATGCCAGGGCGGGGGACGGGAGCAGCACCCATCCTTCGCTTGCAGCGTTGAAGAGGTAGGCGACAGTTTGGCTTTGCACCAAAAGCGCCATTTGCTGAATGTTGTCCACTGCCGCAATTTCGCACCCGGGAACGTTCGCCACCGGGGATGGCGTCACCCATTCCCATCGCTTCTGGTCGAGGATTGCCCGGTTGCCTTGAGTCGTTGGCATGTCAGCTCACCGTGATGTTTTGGCGGAGGGAGGCTGCCGACATTCGGAGGAACGCCGGAATCACATCGAGAGCCGCCAAGCCGCCGATGTTTACTTGATTGGTAAGAGTTGAAACGGTGGTCACTCCAGTGACAGCCGTGACAGTGGCGACAGCAGTAACGCCGCTCACTGCGGTCACGGTATTGACGGTCCCCAGGCTTGAATCGACACCCAGGATGGCTCGCATCTTGCCCGAGACATCAGGCTGCGTGGTCGCCATCTGGCTCACGAGGATGCCGAGCCGAAAGCGGAGTGCCTCCAACGCTTCGATGAGTTCACCGACCGCAGCGACTGGCAGCGGATTGCTTGAAGACACCGAGCCTTCGCTCACGCCGTCGCCGCCGAGCGTCAGCTTGACCTGCTGGTGCAGAACGCCACCAACATCGTCGGCAGCGATTGCTGCTCCTACTCCCGGCGTGATGTTCACGTTGTCAGGCATGCGTCACCCTGGGTACTGGATGTAGATGTCGCCGTCAGCGCCGCCCGATGGCAGGGCCGTGCCGCTGGTGATCTTTGTCTGGGCGTCAGTGATGCTGTATCCGGTGAGCGTCGTGGGCTTGTCGGTCAGGTCGTTGAAGGACGACACGCCGCCGCCGCCGCCGGATGGAGCGGGGAAGAAGCTGGCGTCATACTCGTCCTGAGTCAGCTCCTTGGCCTTCTTCACCGTGGCCAGCCCTGAGAACGCAACTAGGAGCGATTCGTAGCCCGGCTGGTTGTCGGTGAGGGACAGCAGCACTCGTCCCTTCTGGTCTTGCGGGGCCGTGGCGTAGGGGCTGATACAGGTCAGGCTGCCGGAGAAGCCAATCTGGCTGTCCACGCTGGCCCGAATCGCTTCGTACTCAGCGTTGGTGTCGAGGTTGAGGCGGAAGAACTTCATGCGACCCCCCATTTCTCGGCGAGCTCGGCGTAGATCGACGCCTCCTGGCTGGTGGTGAGGCTGGAGTACAGGCGGATTTCGTTGATGCTCCCGTCCAGGAACCGAATGGGGGCGCTGGAGTTAGCCGCTCCGATCATCGAGAGCGATCCCGTGACGGTGATCGGTGACGAGACCGCTGAGGTCGATGCAGCGAAGCTGTTCTGCTTCACGAGGCTGGGGCCAACGGTGAGGATTCGCTTCGCACCTGTCGCCAGGACCCCACCCTTGACATGCGTGGAGCCTGACGAAACCAAGATCGGACCCTGGGTGGCGTCGTTGTTGCTCGCCACCATGGCCGCTTGGGTGTTGGCGCCGCTGAGGAGCTGAAGGATCGTGCCGTAGGTCGAGCCGCCCGCCCGGGAGCCCACGATGAAAGCCCTCCAGGTTGCCCCGGGGCTGATCTGCGGCAGCGTCAGGCAGGCGTACTCGCCGTCAAACTGGACCGCCGGGTGCTGGCCGAGGACAGCGATGGGGCGGTTGAACTTGGACGGGGCACTGGCAACACCCCAGGAGTCCACGGGGCCATCTTGAGCAATGGACTTGGCGTCCAGCCACAGAAGCAGACCCGAGACAGCCCGGGGATTTCGCCTGATAGATGCAGCAGTGGAGAGCATCAGGCCCTCCAGCGGTTGACAACAGAGGACTTCGAGAGCCAGACCTGGCCGCCGTCTGGCTGAAGAACAATGTCCCCGCCAGTCTGCGAGCGAACCCGGTTTGCTGCCGTCGAGGAAGCGGACTCGTTGGCGAAGGTAATCGTCCCGCCTCCGCTGGCGTTCTCGTTGCAAAACAGCACTGGCGCCGTAGCCACGATGCCAGTAATCGTGATGTTTCCGGTGCTGGTCACCCGAACGATGTCATATCCCGAGACGTCTAGGTTGTTGCTGGAAGCGAGGGTCGTGACGAGCTCCCTGGGCAGGATCGGATCGCTGCCGTCAAGCGCATGGCTGGGTGCGTGCGAAGTTGGCGTGCGGGCGTTGGTCAGCCGGGAGTCGCCCGTGACGATGGCGTCCGTGATGCCGTATCCAGACACCGTCGTCGGGGTGCCGGTGATCGTGGACCAGTCCTGATTGTGTGCAGCCGGGGCGAATGTTGACGGCACGCCCGACAGGCTGCCGTAGGCCACAGCCGGGCTGGTGCCAGCGGTGACGCGACCGTACTGGTCAACCGTCACGCTGGTGTAGGTGCCCGCCGTGACGCCGCTGACTGGAAGCTGACCCACCGGGAGCGTTCCGGTGGTGAGCTGCGAGGCGTTCGTCATCAGCGACAGCAAGGCACTGACCGCGCAACTGAACGTCGCTGAGCCAGCGGCGTTGTCGAACACGATCACGGAGCCCGATGTGGGAGTTCCCGCTGGAAACGCTGAGAGTGTAGAGTCTGGCATGGCTTACTTCTTGCCGATGATGTAGGTGCCGTTTTGGGCAATAAGCCTGTTCGCATTCTGCCCGGTGACGTTGAACGGGGATTTTGGTGTGGTCGGCACACCGGCAGGGCGCATGCTTCCATTGCTCATGCTTTCACCACAGCCTGAGCAGTGCAGGTGCCAGCGTTGATGACGGCGCAGACCTGAACAGCCCCGTAGGCGGCGGCCGGGATTTCGTAGGCCCTGCCCGTCACGACAGGCGTCGTCAGGGCGTTCCCAGAAGCATCGCACAGGGGGACCGCGGTGCCCCCGTCGTCAAAGCAGACGTGCCAAGTGATCGTCGTCCCGGTGACCAGCGAATTGATGAACAGGAGCCCACCGGCAGACGCTCGGTACGGAATGCGGTAGGCCGTGGCCGCGGTCGTTCCTACAGTCCCGGCCGGAATCTGGGAGAACGATCGCAAAATCTGGCATGCCATGGGTTGGCCTCTCGTGTGGTTCTTGCTCCCTATTTATGTCGCCATGACGCCGGATTGACGCACTACCTCTTCTTCTTCCAGGAAGGGGTGTGCTTTTCGACCACGAGGGCCCTGGCGTCGGATTTCTTCAAGTCCGGGTTCTTGGCCATCGCGGCTTTCGTGAGTCGCGCGATTGCCCGATTGCTGAGGGCTTTGGGCTCGGGCTTCGGTCGCTCGCTGCCCTCATGATTGACTATGCCTTGCACCGTTAGGTTTCTGGCCTTAGCAACTTTCAATACGTCGCTCGTGTCGCTGACCCAGGCCATCGGGTCCATGTGACCCCGCTTGTCTGCTATTCCTGAGATGTACTGCTTGCCAGAGACGCTAATCCCGGCAGCCTGGGCCTCGCGGACGATCTTGTTCGCTTGGTGGACCGGCATGTCGTTGAGCCAGCTTCCGTCCAGCCTCCCTTCCTGGAACGCGCGGTCCGTTCCCTTGGTGCCAGGGGGCTGCTGGAGAGCGCACATGATGGCAAACGCCTCCGTCTGGCCATCGAGGATCATGCGTCGATAGTGCAGCTTGACGTGCATCGGCGCGCGGGCAAGCTCGTGCGGGAATATCACGGGTTGAGCTCCGGTGGAATCTGAGGAGAAGGGGGGCCCCCGCCGCCGCCGTCACCGGGCGGAGGTGGACCGCTCGGGCCAGTCGGCGGCAAGCCCGGGTCCCCGGGAGGCAGCGGCGGGGGAGGAGGTGGAGGTTCCGGCAAGAGGTAGGGCGTCGGGTCAATGTCGAGGCTCTTTGCCCAATCGGATATCAGGGCGTTCCACACCGTCACCATGCCGGTGGAGGCGAGCTGCTGTGCGATCGGGCCGATGGTCTGCATGGCCATCTGCATCTGCTCGACCTTCCCGGCCTTGTTGGGCTTGCGGGCGGAGCCTGCTTCGATGCGATACTGGAACTCTCGGGCAATGGCGTTGATGCCGATCGGGATGATCCTCTTGTCCCAGGCCTCGGCGCCGAGAGGGCCAATGATTGGGGCCACGTCCTTGCCTTCGAGGAGCCAGCGTGCCGCCAGTGCCTCTCGCCTTGCCAGCATGCTCATGGCGTCTTCTAAGACGTTTGCCATGTCGTCAGGACGGACGCTGATCTGCTCTGACTTGACCTGGGCTTCAGCAGCACTTCTAAACTGATTTCTGGTCATACCGTAAACTAATTCGGTAAGACCGACCCGTTTGTCAAACAACTCCATAAGAGCTGTAAGAATCTCCCAGATGTCGCGGTTCACCGACGGCATCGTCAGCACCGAGACAATCTCGTTGATGTTCCGCCCCATGGTCTCCGAGAGCTCCACCAGCGTGAAGCCGCCCTGCTCGTGCTTGAGAATCTGGTCCTTGAAATCCTGCTCGGCCGCCTTGTTGACGGCGATGACCGTCTTGCACGACACCATGATCCTGGAGATCAAGAACGAGATGATCCAGTTGATGCACTTCAGTTCCGGGATGCCTGGCTTGATGTGACTGATCGGCCAGGAGTATCCGGTCTTGCGGTGGAACTGGAGCGCAACAAACGGCCACCCGTTGTTCTCGGTGTAGAAGGGGATCGGCCACCTGGTTCGACCGAAAAGCGTTTCCGGCATTCCGGTCTCGGGATCGATCTGCTCAAGAGCCACTGCCTTTGGCGCATTCAACGGAAAATCCACGCCTTCCGCGACCACGATGTAGCAGTTGTCACCCAAGGAATCGAATCGATCTCGGAACTCCTTTGGGGACCCCTTGAGGGTGTGGCCGAAGCCGGTCTTGGACCAGATTTTCCAGTAAACCACCAGGTCGTTCGTCTGGCCGTTCTTCTTCTTGTTTCGATAGCCACGATCACCGATTGCGGCCTCGGATTCGTAGCTCTCGATGTGGCCCTTGAGGTCTTCGTCGTTGAGCTGATACTTCTTTCTCAGGTATCCAATTGGGTGAACGCACCGTCTTGCGCACCAGAGGATATCTTCCTGCTCGTCAGCGTCAGGGTCCCACTGGATGTTGTCGCTGGAGTCGAAGAAGCTGCCGATCACGCTGTAGGGCTCACCCTCGTCGCCTTCGAGATCGATGGATTCCGTCCACCACAAGCCGAGTCCGGTGACGATCGCCTCATCGACACATTTCCTGGACTGCTCTTTGAGGTTGAGCTCGACGGGCGTGTAGTTCAGGTAGGCCTCCATCAGGCCTGCGACCGTTTTTCGGCTGTCCTCTTCCGCGGCTATGGCGTTGGACACCGCGATGAACTTCTGCATCGGGTCTTCGACCGGCATCCCCGTGTTCGGGTCGATCTGCGGCATCCCCGTCATGGGGTCAACCGGCGGCGGCGCCGATGGGTCAATGCCGAGCGTGAGCGGGGAGACCACCGGGAACTTCCGGGGAGTCACCGTGCGAACTGGGTTGCGGTGGTAGATCACGCTCGCAAAGAGCTTGACTGCCTCAAACACCTTGTTCACCACGACCTTGAACGCTGGCGTGACGTTCTTGGCGATTGGAGATTGGGCGAGCTTGTCCGAGTCAGCCCAGAACCAGTCGCCTGTCCCGTCGAAGAAGTTGCGTGCTTCGTGGGCATCGTCGGTGAATATCTGCTTGTGCTCTTGCGACTTCTTGATCTTTCCCAGCCACGATGACGCGATGGCGCGAAGGGCATCCTCCATGTCTTTCGCAGACGCCTCTCCCTCCATGCCTTCGGCAGGGTTGTCGCTTTGGAGTCGGAGGTCTTCTTCGAGGCTCATGTGTTCCCCTGCCGACCGGCGGCCGGTGTGTTCCTATGGATGCAATCACAAGTATCCACCGGCCGCCGGGAGCTTACGCCTTCTGCTTCGCCGCCCTGACCTTCAGCTCTGTCAGGAGCTGCCGCACGTCGTGCAGCGCTTTCTGGTTGGGGTGAAGCTCCCAAGCTCCCCACCTCATCCAGTTCCCTGCCAGCTCGCTTTCTCGCCAGAACGGGTCATCAACATGGCGAACGCTCGTCTTCTCGATGAACCCAAACGTCGGTGACCAGATCAGCACCGTCAGCGTGCTGGACCCTGGCGCCTGGGAAACCCATCCGTTTGCTGCTTGAAGCGGGTTCCTGTCAGCCGGGTTGACGTGGAACAGAATCTGGTCGCCCGGAATCACGTCGGGCATCTTAAAGGACTGTGCTTCTTCGTTGGCCTGCGACTCTGACATGGGAGCCTCCTGTGTGAAATTGCCTCCGCGGGCAGACAAGACATCACAGAAACTGAGATCGTGCAACCGTCATTCACGCCACCCAGGACTTGGTATATGAATTAGGAGTCAGGTACACAGACCCGTTCACGTTCTTAGCTTCGTCTCTCTGCTTCTTCCATGCGTACCCCCACCATTCGTCTTTCTGGACGACCGGGACGTGGTATCGCGGTTCGTAAGCGCAGAGGTAGCGAAGACAGTCCACGAGGTGGAAGTCTCCTCGCTTGTTTGGCTCGTCCTTCACGACAGTTTGAGTGCCGACGTGCTCGACCTTTTTCTTGTACCTCTTCATCTCGTTTTCGAGATTGGGCATGGCGCCGCGCAGCACTCTAAGCCTGGGGGTTCCGTCTGGTCGAATGTGGAGAGCGGTGCGAACCGAATGCAGTCCGGCCTGGATGTTGTCCACGCCGGGGATGAAGCTGGAGCCCGTGGCCTGGGAGCGGATGCCAAGGTTGGCAAGCTGCTCGGTGTACTGGTCCTGCGGGCTTCGGCCAGACCCGATGTCCGTGAGCCGACCTCCGTGCGAATCGATGAGGAAGGCAAAGAACTGCGTGCCTTGGGTCTTCTTCAGCATTTCCTGAGCGAAGATCACCGCATCGCAATTGCGGATGTAGAGCTCGTCATAGAGCAGGATCATCGTTCCTTCAGGCGGCACTGCGGCGAACGTGACCGCGGTGACCGAGTGCCCGGGATCGATCGAGGCGTACCGGCACCACTCCGCCGGAACCTGGCCTCCGGGAAGGGAGGACTGATCGTACCCGTGGATCGACATGTTGAAGTTCGGGTAGACCTTGATCGAGTCGATGTTGAACTCGCCCTCGGATCGTTGACGGAGCACGTTCTCACCGGCTGCCGACCAACGCTCCAGCATCTTCCTCTTCTCGTCCTCGGAGATGTGCGGGTTGTCCATGAAGCGAAGGATGTATCGCTTGATGTCTTTGTTGCCCGTCTCCAGCGCCTTCTCAGCCCGCTCGTTGAGGCTCATCAGCGCGTCATTCTTCGAGTGCGGCATGGCGGACCACGCGAAGTTCCCCGCGAGGTCAGGGAGGCGGGCCTGCATCTCAAGGACCCAGTCCTCGTTCTCGATGTCCTCATCGATGTGGACTCGATTCGCCTTGAAGCCCTGCTGCGGCTTGGCTTCGCTGGAGAAGAAGTGAATCGTCCAGCCGTTGACCAGCTCGCAGACGTTGAGATAGTTGGCGGACTTCAGGAGCCACGACATGCTCTTGATGAGTCGCGGCGGAATCAGGGGCGGGGCTGGCTTCGTTTCCTTCTCCCGACCGGCATCGGCCACGGGGTCAAACGCCCGCCAGTGTCCGGTCGCCTTGTCCCGGATCATCTTGAATGCGCCTGCCTTGAAGAGCATCGGGACGACTGTCAGGCCGATGTGCTTCCATCCGGCGCCGATGATGACGAGAACCCCGTTTTCCTTGGGGTACTTTCCAGGGACGGGGTGGGTTCCTGTTACAGCCCATGCGTCCTCGATAAACGTGCAGAGGGACTTGCCCGATCGATTGCCGCCGACCACGAGGATTTCACTCGCCGGGTCCTGGTGATACTCCCACTGCAACTCCGATGGCCGGTACATCTTGAGGGCTTCCGCCCGCCGAGAGGAAAGCTCGCTCTGCAAGCTCCTGAGTTCGTCTATCTGAAAGGTTGATAGGGAGCTGACCAAAGGGAGCGGCTGAGGACCCGGCTGGGGCTGGGGCTGGGATTTGGGAGACGACATCGTGGACCCTCTTGGCGTTGGTGAGGTGCAGGATGCTCTCGATTCGCTTGTCGATTTCCGACTGCAACTCCTCTTCGGAGTAGAGGTCGATCGGCTTGCGGGCACCCCCCTGTTCGGTGTTTTTGATGGTGACCCTGGAGATCATCTCCAGCACACCAGACCTGATCCGTGACCCTGGCTTGGCGTCCCAGAACTGCTTCATGAGGAGCGCGGAGAACCCGTTCACTCCCCCGAAGTTGTTCATGATCGCTTCGGTGAGCTCAGCGGTGTGCGGGATGTTCGTGCCGCCAGAAATCTGCCTGCTCACGAACGACTCGACCGCATTGCTCTCGATCTTCTCCAGGTCCGACTGCCGCTTCCTTTTCTTCTGGCACTTCCGGCACACGCGACGGAACTTGTGCGTGCAGCCCGGCGCTTTGGCGAAATACTTCTTGGTCAGCGGGTACGGGAACTCGCACGCCTCGCACTGCTGCATCAAGATGTCATCGCTATCGTCTTCGCTCACGGATTCACCTGTCGAGCTGCATGACCGAAGCGATCATGGGCCGCATGAGCTGGCCCTCGTCGCCTTGATTCAGCGCTCTTTGAAGGGTTCGCTCTCGCCAGTTTCCGTACTGGTCGAGAATCTGGCTGGCCATGGACGGCCCGAGCAGGGACTGATTGAGGGATTCCAGCATGTCCTGATCCAGCGGGATCGGGGACGTGGAAGTTCCCTGAGCAAGCTCGTTGAAAGCGTCTGTCATGGACGCATCGGCAGCCGCCAGGTCAATGGGGCGTCCGCCCTGCCGCTCTCGGAGTAAGGCTCGAATGGTGTTGCTCATGTTCTTCAGCAGTCCCACTTGCGGAGCGACTTGTTGATCCGGCTGTCGGGGTCTTTGGCGGTCTTCTTGCTGGTGAGCTTCTTCTTCATGCCCTTCATGCGAGCACAGAACGAGTTTCGCCGCGGCCCACCTTCCGGCTGGGGTGCCTTGAGGTTGGCGTCGTTCTCGCGGTTGTAGGACGCTCGCCCGGCGGCATTCAGCCCGCCATCGGGGTCTTGCCCTTCCTTGCGGGTCCACGCTCGTTTCTGGAGCTTTCTGATAACGTCGCTCATGGTGCCACCAGAATGGTTTTCGGGACCTCGCACTCACCGTCTTCGCACTCCCCGGACATCTTGGCCTCGTCGGCCGGGGTCGGTTCGCCCGGGGTCATCGAAGCGGCAGCCACTGCCACGGCGGCAGCAGCGCGGGGGCGAGCGGCTTCGATTGCGTCCGGCTCAGCAGACAGGGAGGCCAAGGCAGCCAGGAGGTAGTTCCAGATGGTCATTTGTCATCCTCTTTGCTGGCCCTCAGGTCATCTTTCCACAGCTCGAACCCCTGCTCGCACAGGGGAGGCGGGCCGCCCTCCTCGTTGGCGACTTCCCCGCTGCACTGCGGGCAATTTTTCCTGTGGCGGTCAAACCGCGGGGTCAGGATTGGCCTGGGGCGATCGGGGCGATGGGCGGGCGATGGCTTGGGGGCGGGCGGCGGCCGGAGCTGGCACCCAAAAAGTGCAAGCCCAGAGAAGGCGGCGGCGAGGATGCAGCTCCGCATGCTCATCGATCGACCCTCCGAACAACGGACACCGCAAGGACCGTTCCGACCACAGCGCCGAGGAGGGCGCCAACGAAAGCCAGCCCGCCGACAATCAAGAACATCTCGAACATCACCAACCTCCCTCGTGATTGAGGATGCGGTTGCCCTGCTCGTCATACTTCACGATCGAGCCAATGGCGTCCTGGGATGGGTCATGCTCTTCCTTGAGCGGCGCCTTCTCGGCTGCCAGCGCAAACCACAGCCCGAACTTGGCGATCTTCGACAGAAACTTGAGGACCGGCCGGGGCTTCTCGTGAGGAATGAACGGCGAATGATCCGAGTGCGTGGCCCACCAGCCGAACGTGGCAGCGAGTACGGTGGCAGCAAAAAAGATGCGAGTGGTCTTGTCCATGTCTTCCTCAGAATGCCAGCGACAGTGACGGGGGATCGGCCTTCATCATCCAGTCGAAGTGATTCAGGTCTCGGTACTTGAACCCATCAACTCCGCCTATGGCGAAGCTGTCGCCCTGACTGATGATGGCGATGGCATCTTCTCTGCTGATCCAGAAAGAACCGTCTGGTTGGTCAGATGGCCACTTAGGACCTGTTACCCAGGTGCTTCCCCAAGAGTTCATAATGAGGATGCCGTCCTTCTTGCCATCGTTCTTAGCATACCTCACAGCAATTGCGACCATACAATGAGACCAGTTCCCTCCCCTAGGAAGGAATCCGTCTTGATCTCTTACCTTGGTCCTGGCAAATCCAATGTTGGAGCACACGGGCACTGGGTACCCAGACTCCAGTGCGGCACACAGGCCCTCCCACGTTTCGATCAAGGCCACCTTCTGTGCCTTGTGGAGGTTCGCCTCTTTGGCAAGCTCCGCCGGAACTCCGTTGCGGCCCCAGTCCCTGGAGAGCGGGATGGAGTAGGTGGTGAGGTCAAAGTTGCCGTACTTCTGGCGATAGAGGATGCCCCCTCGCCCGTTCTTCAGGCCTGACACCCACCTTGCAGCCGCTGCGCCGTAGCTCCCGTCGCCTCCCGAGTTCACGGATATTGGAGGCAGTCTGGCGGCCGTTCTCGATCCACCGTAAATTGGCTCAGTTGCCACCATAGGAGGCGGCTGTGCCAATCGTCCTTGCGTCCAGTCTACGCACTGGCCCACATAAGACCCCATAGCCCAGCCCATGCTTACGCACGTCCCGGCTTCCCCTTGATTGAATGGGCCGAGGGGCTTCTGGTAGACCGCTTGGTGAGCTTTGATCGCTGCCCGGTACGGGAACGTGTCCACTCCCCGGGCCTTTTGGATCACCTCCTCCCCAGCTTCCCGAAAGGTCGGCTTGTCCAGCTCACCCAAGAACTGACGCACGCCGTCGGGATCGGGCGTGTAGCCGTAGTTTGAAGTGTTGGTGCGCAGGCGGATACTCACGTCCTCAAGAGCCCTGGTCAGGCTCCAGCCGAGGAGTGAGATGGCGATGCCAGCAAAAATCCACTTCCAGTGAAGGGGATTGCTCTGGGGGTCGTTACTTGGCGGCACGAGCGCTCTCCTTGGCAACATCGCGGAGGGCGGCAACCCAGGCGTCTCGGTTCACGAGAGGCCCGGGATCGACTCCCAGCTTGGCAGTCAGATAGTCCCCGACGATTTTCTTGACGTGCGGCTGACGGGTGCCAATCGACTCGCCGTCCATCATGGCAATGCGAACGCGGCTTCGGAGCTCCTCGACCTGAAGCCCGGTGGTGTACCAGGGGCTCGGACGCTTGCCGTCGTCCGACAGTTCGTGGGCAATCTCCTCCACCATCACGGAGAAGTCGGCGGCATCCTTGGCCGCAGCCGGACCGATGAACTGTCCCTTGAGGGTCAGGCCGGAGACCGAATCTGGCACCACCTCCGGCCTTGGCGCCGAGTTCTTGCCGAGGTTCCACGCCAAAAAGGCGAGAACTGCCGCCACGAGATAAGGCCTGAGTTCCTGGTTCACTTTTCCTCCAGTGCCGCCTGGATGAGGTCAAACGCTGCCTTGAGCTCCGGCGTCAGCTTCTCGTCGGCAGCGAGCTTCTTGCGGACAAACGCCAGGTCCGGCTTGGCCAGCACGTTGGCGACCGGAAGGCCAGGGTGAGCGGTGTATGCAGGCGGAGGCGCTGGTGCCGCGGCAGCCGTGGATGCGAACTGCTGAGGCTTGCTGCCGGGTTCGTTGACTGCCGAGAGGATTTTCCACGCGACGTAGAGGCCCACGCACACAACAATGGTCTCGGTCACGCTGAGGCCCTCACGTCGGGAAGCGATCTGTCCAGAACGCCGGACAGGATGGCGATGATGAGCGATCGCGCGACAGGCTTGACGAACGGCCAGACCGTCCACTTGGCAAGAACTGGGACGCACTGGTCGGCCACAGCATCAAAGAGCATGCCGATGGCGATTTCCACGTCCTTTTTCTTAACCTTGCCTGGGACATCGAGGTCGTCCAAGCCAAGCGCCACCATCTTCAGCAGGGCAAATGCCAGGCTGCCAAAGTCAGCGAAGGAGAGGCCATCCTTGGCCTTCTCCCTCGCGTCATCGATGAACGCCTGGACCCGTTGCTCAAGCGTGAGAACCGGGCTGTCGCCCATCGATTGTCTCCTCGTGTCGCTTCAGTGGGGGCGGCCGGACTCGAACCGGCGGCCTCCTGGTTATGAGCCAGGTGAGCTACCAACTGCTCCACGCCCCGCCAGAATCAGGTTGCCGTCGGGATGTGTGCGCTGTTGGACGTTCCGCCGACGATGATCCGCACCAGGCTGTTCGCTGCGGTGGCGATAGTCTCGCCCAAGCCGAGGCCCGCGATGGCGTTCCCGGACGTGCCGACTGCCATCTTCGTCCCGACGGTGGGAGTGGCCGCGGTGGCCACCGAAGTCGGGCCCTGGATGACACCCCAGAAAATATCCTTGATCGCAACGCTCCCGGACGTGCCGTCGGGAAGCAGCGACGGAAGGTACTCGTCCACCACAGCCACCTGGAAGTCGGTGGTCACAGCGAGCGAGAGGGCGTCAGTGGTGCGGAACTTCACCAACTGGCCCTTGGTGAGCACGGCGCCCGTGTTGTTCCGCAGTGCGATGCAGCGGACGTACCGCGTCGGGAAGTTGACGATCCCGGCCGGATAGGTGGCAGGGTTCTGGTCCATGAAGACCTTCTCCATCCCGGCCGTTCCTACTCCGAAGGTCGGGTCGGAGAGGGTGGCGATTCCGCCGCCAAGGGTCTGGCCTCGCCCGAACTGTGGGTCTGCTGTGGTCGTGGGCATTGCTGTTGTCTACCTCGAAGGAATGGATGTGTGGTGAAAACTCTCGGTGGAACCTTGGCTCAGGCAAGGGCCTTGAGAGCGAAGAAGTTCCTGGGGGAGCGAAACCGGAGGTTGGCCAGGGTGCTCACGACGTACTTGTAGCTCTGGTTGCCCACGTCGTAGACCGGCCCCTCGACCACGAAGAGCGTGTCTTCCATGCACCGGAGTTCGAGGTTGTCGATCGAGAGCCCGTATCCGCACCCGACCGGCACGCCATACTCGGTGGAAATATCCACGCCGTCCTGCTGGAAGACATCCTTGAAGCCATAGCTTCGGAGTCCCTCGTTGCTGTTGGCGAGGATTCTTTCCTTGGAGTCGAGCTTGGTCTTGTAGTCGATGAACATCCGGCGATCCACCAACACCACGTCGATCTGGCTTTCCTTGGTGTCGTTGCGCTGAGCCTGGTTGATGCCCTCGCGGACCGCGAGCGTGCAGTTGTCGAACCAGGTGTAGGAGCTGCCACCGTTCTTGAAGGCACTGGACGTGTAGTTGATGATGATCGGGGAGTAGAAGTCATACTCCGGGTCGGCCGTACCGTTCGGCCACGGCACGCCGGGCTGCTGCGAGCCAGCGATGGCCCCGAGTCCCGTGTTGACGGTGGCGTAGGTGTCGCTCGGCCAGCCGTACATGTCGGCCGCGTTCGCCGTGGACCGCTTGCTGCCGTCGGTGATGTTCACCGTGCCGCTGCTTGCGAGGAACGACTCCATACCGTGGAACCGCGTCTCGTTACCAACGGCATCGCCGTCGGTGTAAATCTCCTTCGAGAGATACTGCTTGAGGCTCGTGGTGAGCCGGTTCTGCATCTTCGAGGCGACCTGCACGAGGGCCGAAGCACCCGTGTTCTCCTTGAGCTCCTTGCGGTAGATCATGTCCGTGGTCTGGTAGCCACGGTACGGGAGCTGCGCGTCCACCCAGAGGTTCTGGCGAGCGAAGATGCGGGGCGTTTCGCCGTTGTTGCCAGTCACAGGCTGGTTGCGGTACTGCACCTGCCAGTCGATCCCGCGCCCGCCCTGATTCATCAGGACGTTGCCGGACCCTTCCAGCAGCGCGAAGATTTTGAACGACCGAAGCATCGCCAGCTCCTCCTGACGGAGGTAGTTGACGGTCGTCGTTCCGATTGTCCGTGCCCAGTCTGTGCTCGAAGGCATGCTTCAACCTTTCAAAGGAGTCCGCGCTTCGCTGCCGTGTCGAGGAGCATCTGCTCGTAGCTCGCTGGCCTTGAAGCGCGTGGGTCGTTGTTGGTGGTTCCCGCCGATCGATTCGGAGACCTGGATGCTTCTCGGCGGAGGAAGTCCATGTTGGCTTGTGCTCGGGCTGCTCTTGCTGCGTCCTGGCTGGACGTGTCTTGCTGGGGCGGAACAGGGGGAGCAGGGGGGGCGAACTGTTGAGCTTGCTGTGGCTGCCGAAAGAACTCGGGTTGCTGGTCAACTTCCATTCTTGCCGCGTAGTCGCGGAGCAGAAGGTCGTGTTCCACCTTGTCTCTTGCGTACTGCCATCTCTGCTGAGGGTTTGTGATCCCCATGGATCGCCCTTGCTCGACGTATTTATGTACGGCAATAGCTTCCGTTGTCACACTTCCGTCTTCGTTGAAGAGCCAGTCCGCGTTTTCCGAACGGATTTGGTCCACGAACGACTCGTTGTCGCGCTGCGTCATCGTCTGCTGGACGATCTCTTGGGCGATCTGCTTGGCCCGCCCTTCGACCATGGGACCCAGGGCTGCCTCCGGGTCTTCGAGGAACTTCCTGGCGAAGTCCTGTTTGAATGCCATCTGCTCTTCGAGCGACTGCCGGGCGTCGATCGGGGCGTCCGGGGAGATGACCTCGCGTCCCGTCTCGGGATCGCGGACGAGGAACCGCTTGTGCGAGTCGCGGACTTGCGGGGGATTCCACCAGGGCTTCTTCTCCTCGGCGGGCTTGGCCCCGGGGTGCTGCGCGGCGGCGGCGGGCGGCGCCATGCGTGCCTTCTGCCACTCATCGAACTGCGGTTTGTCGGCCAGGTACTTCTGGATGTTTGGGTAGAGCTGCTGGAACTGCGTGAGCTGCTGCGATGCGGCACGCTCCCTGACCGTCGTCTGGTAGAGGGCGTGAGCGATCTGCTGCTCCGAGAGGTCCCTGAACTGCGGCAGTTGCCGGAAGTTGTTCATCACCTCCCAGTTCGACCGCGCGGCTGCGGCGGCTTGCGGCGGCTGGCCCGGGGCGGCCTGCTGCGGAGCCCGCTGCTGAGGGGCAGAAGACTGGGGAGTTGCACCTGAATCAGATGACCCGGAGTCCTGCGATTCCGAGACATCGACATCCTGATCCACAACGTCTGCCGAACCGTCAGTGGGCATTGACATGAAAAGTTCTCCTTGGGTGGACGAAGATCACAACCTATGGGAGACGATCACGCAATGGTAATTCACATGGGGCCGAAGCCAGACCACTCCCTGAGCAATGGATTAAGGTCGCTCGTTGGGCTCTTTTTGGCTGGCGGCATGGTGTTCGCCTTGTAGTTGCGGCGCTGGCGCAGTCTGTCGTTCGTTTCTTTCATGTTTGCGTCATACCCCTTCATCTGTTCTTTGAACTGGTCGTCGGGTAGATAGCTTCCTTCAAGGTCAGGCCTGTTCTCTACTCCTGGTTTCATCATCTGCCCAGCCGAAGGGATCGCTGGCGACAACGCGGCGCTCGCCCCGAACGTCAGAGGCAGCGACGTGACTCCTTCCTCGACAAACTCTGAGCCGTAGCCACCAAACAGGCCGGTCAGGAGAGTGAGCGGGTCGAAGGGGGCGTCCGAGAGGGCCGAGGCCGTATTTGACCCCACCCAACTCGGGACCTGTCCTGTCTTCGCGCGGTGGTAGTCGTCAAACCCCATGCCCTGCTGCGAGTCCGAGGCGTCTGCGAGCGCCCCGCCGACAGCCTTGTGCCGCTCGTCCGCGGTCTCAGCGGGCTCGGTGAGCACCGGGGAGATGGCCCGGGACCACTGGTTGTCGAGCTGGCCCGCCGAAGCTCCCATCTGATCGGCCAGTTCCGATGGCTTGAGCAGGCTCGCCCCGAGGTTGCGGGCGAAGTCATACCCCGTAGCGGCCAGATGCCCCAGGACGTTGCTGTTCCTGGAGTTGGTGACCCACTCCGGCTCAGCCGCCGTCGGGTCCTTCGAGGTCATGGAGTGCATGAAATGCGACAGCGGGGACGATGCCGCCCCCACCATCCCGGCGGCGAACTCCGGGTTGTAGAGGGCATCGAACTCCGCCTGCGGCGTCGAGTGGTGTTTGAAGTTCGCAGTCGCCCAGACCCCGTTGGCGCCGGGGCTGTAGGCGTGCGTGGCGTTCTCGCCGCGGTTGTAGTAGTGCAGGGCGTCTTCGATCGGCCGCCGCGCGGCACCCATCCCTGGGTTGGGAGCGAAATACTGCATCACCGACTTGAGCTCGGCGTCCTTCTCGGCGGCAGAGTCTAGGCTCCGGTCGCGGTTGGCCAACGCTTCGAGGTATTCGCGGTCGCGCATCCAGGCGTGATTCTGCTGATCACCCGGGGAAAGCTTGAACTTCTCTGGCTCGCCCTGCTCGGCCCGGTCTTCGGGAGTCCACCCGGGGCCCACTTCGCCCCGCCGCATCTGCTCACGCCACTGCGGAATCCTCTTCTTGGGGGTGTTGAAGAGCCAGTCCACGTCGTGCGGCTGCTCGGCACGCGGATCACCGACGCGAGCCAGCTTCGTCCAGTTCTCGTGGTGCAAGAACGGACTGTTTTGTGGGAAAGGACCTTGGGACTTTCCGTGATAGATGTGGTCTGCCACTTGATTGAGATGCTCAGGGCTCATGCCCAAGCCAGCTCTCTTCGCTAGGCGACCAACAACGTCACGCAGTTCCGGGAGTCCCTTCGGTTCAGACGGCGGGGGCATCGGGCGACTCCTGGTTCGAGGCAATGTGGGGGCCGAGTTCAAGGAGGGCTTTTCGCTCTGGTGCGGTCAGGCCCTTGAGGAGCTGCTGCCAGTAGAACTGGAGCTGGTTCCATCCATGGGCCTGCTTCCCCTTCCTGGGGCCGTATTGCATGGTCGGGTCGTCCTCGAATGGCGAGAACACCGGGGCGGGCCGGAGCTTTGTGTCAAAGTCCGGGTTCCGCTGCACGGGATCGACCGGGCGCCGAAGCATGTCGCTGAACATGTCTGCCCAGTCCTCCGGTTCCATTGGCGCCTGGCCGGTGAGGCCAAAGTTCAAAGCCCTGGTCATGGACATGTCGGCGGCAATCTCGTTCATCTTGTTTTTGTGGCCGAGTTGCAACGCCATTGCCGCGGTCTGTCCCGGGAGCGGCGTTTCGCCGGACCTCCGCCACGCCGCCTCGATGCCTTGTTGGCCGCGAGTCTTCCCAAAGATTCCCTTCGAGGCACTGGAGTTCGCTCGCTCGTTCAGGATTCCATCGATCTCGTCCTGGTTGAGGTGGTGCCCCCATTCGTGCTCCCCGACCGCAGATATCGGGTATCCCGGCTCGAAGGAACCCATCTTCAGGGGGTTCAGTTCGATGAGATTGGGCAGGTACGATCCCATGTGGGCCGTGCTTCCGACCACCGTGTAGGCGGGCTCCCGGAGGGCGTTGTCCCTGAAGTCCTTGAAGAAGTCGCCGGACGGGGAGTCGGGGTCCATGTCGATGTCGATCGAGGCATTGCCACCTTCGGCGTCGAGGATCGACTCACGCAACCTCCTCCACATGGCTTCCCCGAAGCGGCTCTTCTGGAACCCGTCGCCGGTTTGCCGGGCGATCTTCGCCGGGCCTGGCGGACCATACGAATCCTCGTCACCCTCATAAGACTCCCAGTCATCGAAGGAATAGAAGCCAGCATCATCTGGCTCCCCGTTCTTCCTGGAATACGAGTAGAGGCTGTCGAGCTCCTTGGCGGAAATGCCCTTGGATGGAGTGATCCTCGCCGCTGGTTGCACCGGAGCACGCACCGGCCGGGCCAGCTTCCGGGCAACCTGATTCGGGAACGCCATGAGGTGATCTCCTTCTTCCCCCATTTATGTCGCCACGAAGCATCGGTGTCGCAGGGGTCAATGCTTGCTGAAGGCTGGGTTCTGGGAGCTTCGCCGTGCTGGGGACCCCCTGTCCAGCTTGCTGGGGACCCCCTGTTGAAAACGGGAAAAAATCCTGGAGGTGAACGTGACTAGGGACCAGCATCGCCCGGGGGGGCGCGGGTGGGCCCCCTGATCCGCGGGATCGATCGCCCGAAGGTCTTGCTACGCAAGGACTTAGGTCTGCCATCATACGTTGACGGGCCGGGCCAGACCTGGAAAAACACCCTGTTTTGACGACCTCCTACACCACGCGCGGTACCCCGGGCGGGGGAGCGCAGAACTGCGTGCGGATGCGTGCGGTACTCCGCGGGGTGTTCGGTGATCGGTGGTCTGGTGGTCAGTGGTCTGGTGGTCTTCCGTGGCACCCCGCGCAGAACTGCGTGCGGTGCTCCGCGTGCGTGTGCGTGATCGCGTCGTGCGCACGGCCCCTTCGGGGAAGGCCACGGGGTTTCGATGTTGCCGTCGTCGCTTCGATGGCTGTTCGGTGTCCGCTCCCCGGAGTCTCCCCCATGTCTGCGATGGTCTGTCCCCTGTGTGATGAGGTCTCTGAGAACCCGAAGGGGGAGTGCCCCGAGCAGTTCGCCTGTCAGACCTGCCGGGACAAGGTCAAGGCGAACCTGTGGAAGCCCTCGTGGGCGAAGGATGGGTCGATCGACTGGGCCTTCCGTCGCAAGCAGGCCTGATCGATCGGTCGTGTGTGTGTGCGTGGCCCCTTCGGGGTAGGCCACGGGTTTTCAGTGTCGCCGTCGGTTGTTGCCGATGGTCGTTCGGTTCGGTTCTCTCACGCAAAGGTTTCTCACATGGCTGCTACTCTCGACATGGTCAAGCTGATGGGTCTCCCGGTCGCTGCTCTGGAGGGCATGAAGTCCGTCTTCGACGGTGACAACCTCAAGCTCATCGAGGCCGCTCTGGCGGTCCACACGGCGAAGCCGGGCAAGGCCAAGGCCAAGGCCGCTCCTCCGAAGGAGGAGGAGGAGGCTGAGTTCATCCCGGAGCCGGAGGCTCCCAAGGCCAAGGCCAAGGCCAAGGCTGCTCCGGCAAAGCCGGTCGCTCCGCCGGTCGCTCCCCCGAAGGTCTATGTCCAGCGGGTCGAAATCTACCGGGGTCGGGCCCGGATCAAGGCTGTGACTCGTGACCA